ATTTACATATTTTTTTGCTTTTTTAAGCTCTGCAATTACCTGCTCTAAGAATTGATTAATTGGATTTTGAGTAGTATAGTCCCTTAGCATTGTAGAACGAAATTCAGTAATAGAATCATTTGGGATATATTCTACTTTATTCTCTACACCATAGGTAGCTAAAAATGGGTCTGTAGATTCCTTTATCTTTTTATTTAAATTATTAATTGTTTCTATTTTACTTACTCCAACTGCTCTCTTTACTGGAGTAGAGGTTAGCTTTGCAAAGCTTTCTCTTCTTTTCGCTTGTTCCTTTAAAGCTGAGTCCCCGTCTTTTAAACGTTGAAAGTTTTCAATAAATTTATTTAAATTTGGAGAATTAGGATCATTAGATTCAAACAAAATATCAGTACGAAAAAAGCTGTCTGGGCTAACAAAATAACAGTATTCATCAAAATTATTTCCAGCAGGATTTAAAGTTTCGACAGGTATTACACCTTTAGATACTAACTCTAATAATTCAATTAATAAAAGATAAGCTTTATTTTCATAAGTCATAGCTCGATCAGCTTTAATTGAATTAATTTTATTTATAGCAGATTTTACATCACTTAAATCCTTGTCAGCTTCTTTTGGCTTTAAATTATCTAATAGGCTGTCAGATGTAGGTATAAATGTATTCTTTAGATTTTTTGGAGTGTTCACTACAGCATCTGCTGCTGATATCATTTGATTTACTAGCTTATCTCCTAATGATAAATAATTCTTTATAAGATAATTAACGCCAGTAAAAGCGTTAATTAAACAATTTAATATTGGATTCACAATTTTAGGAACATTCTCAAGTGCAGATGTTAATGCACTTAAAACTGTTTTGATTAAAGGTAAAAACAAACCACTTAAATTCAAACGAATATTTAATAAATCAAAGCTATATTTCACAAATAAAGAGGGTAACATTAAAGCTAATGGAGGTAAATTCTTTGGGCATAAACCATTATTTTTAATCGCTTCAAGCAATGCACAAATACCTAGCATCGGTCCTTTTGGGTCTAATGCTGCATTCATCTTAGAAAGAAAATTTTTAATCTTACCTAGTATTTTAGAAAAATCAAAGGCCCACTCTAATGAAGGTAAATGTAGTTCAAGCTTAAAATCAATAAAACAATCTAAACATTTTTCTAATCCAAAATTAGTTTTCCATCCAAATATATTTACTTTATCTGGTATGCCATCTCCATTTGAATCAAAGCTAGCTAAATTATCATCTAAATATTTTGATATATTTTTATTTTTTATGAAATCTAAATTATATTTAAAATCATTGGTTGCTTTATATTTGAAGTTAAGCTTTGGAGTCTTTTTGGGAGTGTAGCTATACATATCATTGAAGTCTACCTCCACTTGAGATTCAAACTTATTAGCAATTAAACTAGAATCATTTGTAATTTGCTTTCCATCAATTGTGCACTCCTGAAAGAATAAGCTTTTTTTCTTTTTATCTACTGGCTCGTAAACCTTTGTATTTTCTTTTTCCTCTTTTATAAGCTTAGCTATTTCCGCAACTGATAAACCAAAACCTAATTCACCTGTTTCTACCGCAGCTTCCATAGTAATCAATTGATTCATCATTAATATTTTAGGAGTTGTTTCTGTTTGAACTTTATTCAAGCTTAAAATTAATCCACGCTCATAAGCATTAATAAGCTCCATGACCGCAAGGTAGAATCTTTCATCCATTATTTTATATCCTTATATTTTTTCCTATTACTAGATGATTTCTTTAAATTAGCTTCATACTCATTAGCTAATTTAATTGCATTCTGTTCATTGTCTAAAACTGAGGAAGCATTAGTTACACTTAATAATGATAGCATTTCCAGCATCATATCCTTTAAATCTTCCTTAGTTACAAAATCGCGAGCAATCTTTTTGAATAGCTTCTCGTATTGTTCCTCTAGGATATTATCCTCTTTAGCAGATTCTAAGGTTTCGCCCTTGGATAGCTTATTCAAAAATGTCATTTTCTTCCTCTAGTAATAAATTTATCTGTTCATTTATTTCTATCTGCTTTTTTAATTCAAGTAAAACTATATAATCCTCATAGGTTATTTTTGTTTTTGAAGTATTAAATACCTCAATTGCTGCTCTTTTAAGTGATTCATTCTTAGAGATATCTAATGAATATTTGTCATTTTGAGATAAAATGTCATCATGCATTGCGGCTTTAAAATCAAATATCTCTTTACGTATCAATGGAGAATCTTGCTTTAAAGCATCTATAAAAAATAAAGCTTTTTTAGAATCAATATCTGTTAAAGGAATCTCGGGATTCTCTCTAGACTTTCTTAAGATTTGTTCTATTTCTGGCAACGTAGTAGATTCTACTTGCTCTTGAACTTCCTCAAGCTTGGCTTTTTGATAAGAATTTTCTGCAAAATTCTTAAACAATTTACCATAATCTAAATTTAATTTATTATTATATATGTCTTTAAATATATCAGACATTATACACTCTCTTCATAACTCAAGGTTAAACCTAAATCAATCTTTATAGTAGCTAGAGTTTGACCAGGACAATAAACTCTTAACCATACCGATTTATAATCTTGATTTGAAATATTAGGTATTACACATTTTTCATTTATAGGAATTTCATTCCATTGCTTTTCTGATGGCTGTGCAGATGTATATGCAAGCTTAATAGACCAACCACTTGGAGATAAAATCATGTCGCCTATTAAATCCGGAATTACAGGCTTTAATTCTATATTAGAATGAGTGTTTGTATTATCAGCCTTTACCAATAATTGAAGCTGATAATCACCACCAGTATAGCCATTATGATTCGTTACAATATAATCAGTAAGATTATTAATTTCTATTTGTGATGCATCATATAATTTTAATGTCATATTCTATTTCCTCTGTTTGCATTAAATCCACGGCGCTTATCTTTTTTATTCCCAGTAAAAGCAACACCTGCTAATGCCGCACCAGATAATGTCATGGTTCGAGTTTGTAACCCTATACTAGCGGTACCAAAATTTTTAGTCAAGGTGTCTTTATAATAGTTGTCTACAAAGCCTAAATCATCCTTATTCAATTTAGCTATTTGCTCAAAGTTTTCATTCAATGCAGCAGGATTATTTCCAGCTTTATATTTATCCTTTAATAAACCCTTCATCATTCCAGATTGAATATTATCAGAATATGCGCCTACTGCTTTTTTTACACCTACACCCATTGCACCACCTGCAACACCCATTATAAAGCCTTCCTCAGGATTATCATATAAAGCATAGCCTAAACCAGCACCAACAGCACCTGAGCCTAATATCTTTGCAATAGAGGTTTTATCACTTTCTAGTGCAGCGGCAAAGCTACTATGTGGCTTTGTTGTCATTGCTGATTGATTATGCGCAGCCGCAGCAATAGGATTAAACCCTTCCTTTATATTTTGATCATACTGAGTTTTATAAGCATTATAGCTAGTGTCATCCAACATAGGATTAGACAATAACCGTTTCATTGGTTCTGTTTTTCCACCATGTGAAGCAATAACTTCGTCTAAAGTTTGCCCTTTTATATTCTTGCCAGATTTATCAAAATTTGTAGGGTTTACTTCTTTTGCAAAAAGATCAACTTTATCAACTTCTACTCCAAAATCCTGAGCTACTTTCTTTTCGTAAGCACCAACGCCTACAGACTCTAAGGATTTGTTATACTGTTCTTTTAATGCTTCTGCTTTTTTTGCCGCTTCGTCTGCTTGTTGGGTTGCTGCTGCTTGGGTGCTAACAGAAGCTTGTTGTTGTACAGTTGCTTGCGCTGAGATTTGCGGTGGAGTAGATATAACTGGTTGTGTAGCTTGAGGGGTATTAACAGATTGCGATGCAATTGTTGTTGTAGATGGCGCGGTTTGCGGTGCTGAAACATTTACGACTACAGGTTGATCGACATTCACAGTTGATTGGTCAAATGAATCATCTGCAGTAGCAAAACCTACCTCTGTTTTTTCGGATTGAGGATACATCTCATCTGCTTCATCTAAAATTTTAGCTTGCTGTGTTTGTGTTTGTACCTCTACTTGACTGGTTGTTTCAGGTTGACTAACATTCTTACTAACATCGTCAGTGCTAGTGATTACAGGTTGTTCTACAATTACAGTTTCAGGATTAACATTATCTACCTGAGATACTGTAGCTTGCACTGGAGGAGGCGGAGGAGCTTTAACGATTGGTCTAACTCTATCAGGATTAGCTGCTTTGTAAGCAGGAAAAATATTTTCAATTTCACTTTCAGTTAATCTATGATTCATATGCTCAAATAATTCACCATTATGTTCATAAGTTTTATACTCTATACGATCCATCTCCTTGACTGGAATTCCCACATCTTCATTAGCACGGGTATTTAAAAATTTTAATTCTTCTTCAGTTCTGTTTTGATAAGGACTAAATCTATTAAAGTTTTCGTTAGATAAATCTCGAGTAACTTGCGGCTGCATACTTTCAACTACACTCTCTGCACTAGATTTTGCTTGAGATGCTGTAGTGTTGCTAACTTCTGTTAGTTGTGGTTTCATTTTATTAAATGCAGCTATTTGAGCCTCAGTAGTATTGTATCTGGCATTTAAAGCAGAACGCTCAGCCTCTTCAACTGAATCCTCTAAATTTGACTTTAAATATTTTGTATCTCCTGTCTCTAAATAATGTTTAAAACCTCTGTGCATTCCAGTATCTTGTGCTTGAATTGCATTCCCTAATCTTATATCGTCTGGGGATATTTCTTTTGATAAATTAGCCGCTAATACTTCCGGGTTAAAATTTTTCGAATTGATTTCCTTTATATGACTAATGTTAACATTTCCCGTACCGTATTTTTTAAATTTTTCTATATCTTTGTACTCAGTGTTAAAATCTGAACTTCGAGACTTTGGCATGTTAGCCGCTTGCTCCTGTTTGCCAAAGTGACTATTTTCAAAAGCTTCTAACTGCGTATCCACGTATTCATTAAATCTTTGGGGATTGCCATTTGCATAAAGTGGTGCTTCTGTCTCTACTTTTCCCAAGGTGCTATTGAAAATTTTTTGTCTGGATCCATAATCCTCCATGTTCTTTAAAGAACCTACAGCACTTTGACGCGCATTATACATCGCAATCATTGCTTCTTCGCCAGTTTTAACTCCCGAAGATACCTCTTTCGCTATGCTTTTTACAGCGGTCGCAAACTCTTTTGCTATTGCTATTGACATTACCAGCTCCTATTCTTTGAGCCAAAACGTCCTCTTTTTTGAGAAACCCCAAACGAAGACATACTGTTTTGACTAGGGTTATTTTTCCAATTCTCTATACCATCTAGTATAGAAGGTTGCTTTTCTTTAATCAAATTACGACCAGATTGCTTAGTATTAGATTGATATGCAGGTAAACCATCCTGCCTATAGATATCCTTTACTGCCTTGTCTTCCTCTATCGAACCGTTACCTCGCATTATTTTTAATACATTCACTTGTCCTGGAAATGCTTTTTTCTGCGCATCAAATAGCTTACTATCAGCTTCATCATGTGGAGATATGTAAGTGCTTGCATGCTCTCCTTTTTTATGGAAGCTAGGTACTGATAGCATATTAGTTTTACCAGCATAAACAGATTCCTCTAATACTAAAGCTCCAAGAGCAAGCATTAAAGCATCTAATCTATGGTCTCCAATTCTATCATTATTCATACCGTACACTGGTTTACCTGTTGTTGGATGTCGTTTTGCAATAACATAATTTTGTAGCTGTGCTCTTAGCTTTTCATCATCTGCTGGGAAAATAAAATTACTGTCTTCAAAAACTCTTTGCGCGTTTTCTACTAAAAAGTTTTTCCCAGGCTTTTTAATTACATCATTTGTAACAGGGTCTTTTAGCTCTACCATCTTAGAGAAATTAAATGCAGTTAATCTTTCTGGAATTAAAACAGTCTCAACATCTATTGCAGTTTTGTTTGGTTTTTGCCTAAGTCTATACGCCTCGTATCTTAAATCTTCAATAATAGTATGTCCATAGCCTTCATCTGCATAGATATAATTAGGCTTCCATTTATAATTTAATTTAATCAACTCAGCAATCCATTTCCTAGCAGAATATTCCTCGTGAGGAATATTAATTGCATCTAACGCTACCCACATCTGAGCCATTGGAAAATAACCTACAACATAAAATTCTGTTCCGGCATTTTTATTCCAGTCAATGCCAATTGCTATAGAACGATTATTCGAGCCTGCAATACCTAATTTATTTGTCAAGAATGCACTTGAGCTAGTATCCAAATAGCTATAATCAATTCTTGCTTTTTGAATCCAATCTGCTTTAAATACACCATCCTCGGAATCTATAAAAACCGCCATATATTCCGCCATAAAAGATTCCTTAGTAGAGTCTCTAAGTATTTCCTCTTTAATTTTCTCCCAGTGAGGTATTACACTTGAAGGATGAAAATCCTCTTTAAAATCTGCACGCTCTAAGCACCATTCATAAAACTTAGATTTCTTACCAATTGGTGTTGATGTAGCTATAAGCATTGTATCTGGTGTAGTAGCTAAAATAGGATTGATTACTTTATCTAATACGTCCTTTGGAATCATATCCATTTCATCTAGATAAACTATATCTGCAGACTGACCACGCATAGTACCACCACCAGAGCCATCCTGACGCATACCAATACCTGAAACAAAGCCTTGTATAGTTGCTTGAGATTTAAACTCCATTTTAAAGGTAGGAGTTTTAATATAAAGATTATCTCCAGTACCGCTGGTAACCTCACTTCTTAGCTCGTAATTACGTTTAATTAGCTTTTCCATTTCTTCAAAAATTGTAGTTAATTGAGCCTGATATGGAGTTACTATCATTATACTTGGACCAAGCATAACCTCGTTGCCCTGAAGGTCTCTACCCTTATTTACCTTCAAATTAAACGCATAATAAAGTAGCTTAAGCGCACTCATAAAGGTTTTACCAGAACGACGCCCCTCTCTAATTGCAATACGCTTAGAGCTACATCTAAGCTGTTCCTTTTGATATGCTCTTAGCTTCCATTTAGGGTCTTCATCATTGAAGCCAAACATTAATTCAGCCCATGCTACAGGGTCTATTGTAGCTAATAATATCTTTTTAGCTTGTTCCTTTGGCACACCACTCTTTTGTACAATCTCGTCTAGCTTAGATGCACTGCCAGGAGGTAAACCTCTAGGGATACCCTTACATGGGATTATAAAATCCTTTTGCTCAGGATATTTAGCGGCCTGTCTTATTTGACAGCTGATGCAGGTTTTATGCACATCTGTACGAATATTATAATTTTCTTTATAATATTCGATTACATCCTCTGGTATCTCTGCATTTACTTTATGATGAGTCACACCATATTCATTTGTTTCATACAAGAAATCTATGTCCGGTTTTTTCATTAAAGTCTTCCTATGTTTGAAAAATAATCTCTATTCATATGTATTATCGATGCTTCATTTCCTAAAGCCGATCTACTATTTGTATGAGAACTATTCATTGCTTGCAAGGCTCTTTGACGCATAGTCACTGCATTTCTACTAAAATAGGGCTGTACATCTCCTGCAGTATCTAACCTGGGTCTATTTGCACTGTTGCGTCTCATTGTTTCAGAAAACAAATGAGAGCTCACCGTACCCATAATTGCAGATGCACCAAATATCGTTGCAGAAACTGCTAAGCTACCAATACTAGAAAACGCAGCACCACCTATTGCAGCACCACCTATTGCACCAAATATACCGCCTGCAGCTCCTAGCATAGTTGAATTATCCGCACCTAACATAGCTGAAAAGGATTCACCTAAAAACTTACCTGCTGAATACCCAGCACTAGCACCCATGCTTGCACCTATCATCGGCGCTGCAACACCTAGTATTCTATCTACAAAGGGTACAGCCTTAACACTACCTATACTACCAATTCTAAAAAAGGAATTAGGATTAGAAACCTTATAAGCTCGAGCCTGATCAGTTAAACCTTTAGACATGTTTGCTTGATTATAAAATCCAAGTCTTTGCTCTGCAGTAAAGCCAGCATTAGATAATACACTTGCTTGCTGTGCTGCGGTGTATTGTCCTAAGGCTTTAACCTGATAGGAATTTTCTAAACCAAAATGCAAACCTATACCGTAAGAAGTCAAACCACCAAATAAACCTTCTACACCACCCTCTTGATAGCTACTATAACCAGTGTAAAGAAGCCCAGCTGCATTAACCCCAGCAAACAATTTACCAATATTAATTGGAGTGTTTCCTGCTACACCTAATCTCCGAGTGCTATTAAGTATTGCATTATCTAACTCTTGGGCTGATTTCATAGAGTTAGCCATATTCATTAGCTTGCCTTCCTTACCACTAAAATTAGGAAAAACCTTAATATCTTTAAAGTTTACTCCACCACCCATAGTCTCATCGTAAATTAAAGGCATCAAGCTAGTACTATTGGTCACATTACCCACAAATGGCATAGAGCCAACTGCAGCACTAAAAAAGCTATTTTGTAATACGCTAAATTGACTTGCTGCAATTGCACCAATTCCTGCAACACCTAAAGCGTTACTAATTACGTCCCTAGTACTTAAGCCTTCTTCGTCTCTTGGATTACTCATATTTACATCCTATTGTGTTGTATTGGATTTGCCTTTAAGCTACGGTTAGCATTATGCTGTAATGCTTCCATTTGTCTTATTCTTGCGGCTTTATTTCTATTACTAGCTGCTGGCATAGCAGCATGACTTACTGGATTTCTAGTAGCTTCTATTAAAGCTATATTGTTATCAAGCATAGAACCATTATATTGTAGCTTGTTTGTTAATTGCTTTGAGCCTTTAGTTTCTATCAAACGCTTCAAATCATTTTGAAGCTCAGGTAAAAATTCATTATGCCTTGCTGGATTTAAATGCATATCAATCGAACTATAGTCGTCCTGAAATGGCTTTCCAAATCTTTTATCCTGATAGGTTAACTGTAATCTTGCAGTTTGTAAAAAGTCTAGCTTACTTTTAGTTTTGGTTTGAGAGAATTTTATATCATTTACTATTTGCTCTATTTCCTGCTTATGCGCATCTGTAACCTTTGATTCCTTTTGAGCAGACAACATCACACCTAACATATTTGTTAAATTTGAATCTCTAGCGGCTTTATTATAATTGGCAAAGGTATTGAAGGTTACAGATTGATTTGTTTGCTTATATATATCATTGTATACCTGAAAGAATGGCTGACTAAACATACCTCTTCTAGATTCCATAGCATATTTTTGCGCCGCAGAAAAAGCTTTCTCATTATACATTTGCTCCTCACCCTTACCTTCGTATGGTAAGTAAGCAACTGCACCTCTCTTTAACAGCTCTAAATTTAAATTCTTATCTCCAGCCATCAAGGTAGCAACCTGACGACCATAGGTTACATTTGCTGGATCAAATACTAGGCTTAAGTCCTTTCCTTCATCTACCATTTGCTGAAGTATAGCCTTAGCCTGTTCTGCGTATGGCTGTGCTGCTCTATCATCATGTGCAGTTTCTGGAGCATCAATACCAGCTAAACGGAAGCTATAATTTCCACTACCCATAAATTTAGCTAAAGCATTATCTGGAGTACCTCTTTTTTGAAGCGTAATAGTATCAGCATCCTCTACTGTAATGTCATAGCCATCCTTGAGATTTAACTTAACTAAATTCGCACCCTTAAGTGACATTGCTTCCTGAGGTGTTATAGCCTCTACGCTTGTAGGAAAGCTACGCATAGGCTCCTTGAATCTAGCACCTACAAAGCCTCGTAGCATAGTATATATATCACCCTTAGCTGTAAAATATCTTTCGGTAAATGCCGCGCGTGTATATTCTCTTCTTTCCTGCATTAGCTTTTGATCTTCAAATACTGCAAAGCTTATTCCTGGACCTTGATATGGAGAACCAAAGTCTGTCATTGCTTTACGTAATAATGGCGCAATACCCTGCTCTGACATACCTTCAGAGCTTGCATAGTATTTATCATTTAAACGTTTTCTAAACTCGTTCTCTCCACCAAAGAATTGTGCTTGGTTCTGAAACCAAGCATCAAAATCAGGAGATAAAATAGAATCTGGTTTTTCTGGTGTTTGCTGCAGACTCAAAGCCGCTAAACCTAAGACTCCAGCGCCATACATACCAAAGAACTTAGCACCAGCAGGACTATCTAATAGCTGTGTATAGTATTTGTCTAATCCGTTATCAAAGCTTTCAGTAAGTATTTTATTTGCAATTTGATTACGCTCACTAGCATTTAATAATGGTACCTGCTTAGAAACTCTTTCAAAGCTCTCTAAGCTTTCTACACCTGGAGTAACTGTTGGTTTTTGACTTAAATCTATAGGTGCTTCATATAGATGCTGTTTAAGCTCTGGCTCTGTTAATATAGGTACCTGTGCATTAGCAGTTCTAGGAAGCTGTTTGTAGCTTTCCTCTAGCTCTACATTTACTTGAGCATATTGCTTGGCCATTTGCTCAGTAGATAAATCCTTTGAATAGCTAGGATCAGCATATTCAGTACCATAGGATGTAATCACCTTACCTGTTTTTTGATAATCCTCAAAATCTAACCTGTATTGCTCTAGGCTTTTGTTTCCATAAACATTTATAGAGTTAATATCTGATTCAAAGGCTAGCTGAGATTTACCAAAGGTAGAGCTTCTGAGTGCAGCCTGTTGAATTGATTTCTTTTGTAGATATGCAAAATTATTCTTATCTCTAGATAATATTTGCTCAGTAGTTAAGTTAGAGCCAGTGTCTGCATGATGCTTGGATTCAAAAAAGGCTTCTACAAAATCTGTTTGATTTGGCACGCCAGCAGCTGTTCTAGTACCTGCTCCAGAGCCTATGGCTTCTCCACTATAATATGTAGCTCTTGCACTAGTTAATTCCTGTTCAGTAAATCCACTAGGAGTAGTACCATAGCCTGTAATTCTAGAATATTCATCTATTTCATTTAATACATTTAGTGAGTATTGCTTTTGATTACCAGTAGATAAAAGACTTGCAGTTTGCTTATGCTCCTGCGCCATGCTTAGGGCTTCACGTATTTGTTGAGCAACTCTTTGTTCTGCAGTACCCTTACTTATTTCTGCTTCAGGCTTTATAGGTAGTATTGAATCTGAATGAAATATTCTATCGACCTTTTGTAATAGCTGTTCCTTATTTAGTACACTCGAAACCTTTTTAAAGCTTTGAATAGTATCGCTTGCAGTTTTCTCTCTATCAGTCGTAAATTTAACTAAAGCATTTCTTGTTGCTACAGCCTTTTCAGATTGGTCAGATTTATCTAAAAGCTCAGGTACAAATTCATAGGCATCTCTTGAGGTTTGATAAATAAAATTATTTGCTAATAGCTCCTGCTCAAGCTTTGCATAATCCTGTTCTCTATTCTTATAGCCATATAATGGATTATTTAATATTGATTGCTTGTACTCATGATAGCTTTGTATAAAATCTCTATCATATCCAGGACTTTGTACCTTTACTCTTTCTAAAAATGCATAATCAAAAATAGAAACCTGGTCTCTATATAATGGCTTTGCAATAATTCTAGATTGAGTTACATAACCAAATTCAGAGATTTGCTTTAAATCACTAGCAAAGCGTTTATTAAGATTTATAGCTTCTATTGATGGTGCTAGCTCCTGCATTAGCTGAGCATAGACCATTGACTTATATAAAGGACCCTTTCTTTGCTTGGCTAGCTCTGCTAGCTCTTTACCTTTTTCAGTTTGCTTTAAATATTCATTTAAGGCTTCTGCTTGCTGCATTGATTCTGTTAATGCTACATTTTCGTGTAGCATAGTATCTAACCCTGCAGTGTGGGTTTCCTTAAAGTCAGAAAGTATTTCAGTTAAAGCTTCCTCACTAGCTCCCTGCTCGAGCATATTAGTGAACATATACAAGCGTGACTGTGCTTCCATAGAAAGACCTATAGGTCTTTTTGCATCTAATAAGCCTGCATTAATTAACATGCTTTGTTGTGCACGAATCACATCTTGAATATCTAAATTAGAAACCCCAGATGCAGTAGCTTGCATCTTAGCCTGTATATTACTAAAATCCTTAAATAGCTTTGCTTCAGTTAAAGACTTATTATATTCAATACCAGTAGCATAAAATGGTTCAGCAGTAGATGCTGATATTGGTTGACCTAATTGAGCAAATGGACTTGCACTAAGATAAGCTCTAGAACGAATTTCAGCTACATCTGCCTTACTTAAATCTCCAGTGATGTTCTTTTCCGCGCGATACATCTGTTCTTCAATTTCTAAATAAGGCTGTGCAATCGCTCTAGTTTGTGCACCAAACTTTTTAGATTCAAAGCTAAGATTAGCAACAAATAAAGCCTTACCAGCTCTTGTTTGAGCAATTAGCTCCATAATATCTGACATAGGAGCATGCATTACATTTATTTTAGTAGACTCAAAAACATTCTGTACATACTGTCCCGAAAGCTTAAGTCTTTCAGCATAAGCCTGCTTTAGCTTATTAAAAAAGTTCGGATCATATTTAACATTTTTATCATACAAATATCTTAAATATTCCGCCTCTGAAGCATTTTGTTTAGCAAATTTTTCAAAGCCCTCTGAGCCTTCTAGTATGTATTTAGCTAAGAATTCCTCATCTCTAGAAAAAGCCTCATGAAAACCAACACCCTTTAATAGCTCCTGATCCTGATAAATGCTTAAATCCTCAAGCATAATCCCAGCCTTTTGAAGCTCTTTCTCTGGTGCTAATATAGTATTGTCAGCATCTATTGCTGACAATCTGCGTAATCTATCCTCTAACGCATTTACCTTATTCTCCAAAACAACATTATTATTAAATTTATTCTGAGATTTTAATCGTTCTATATTTTGAATTATTTCAGAATATTTGCGCTTATTCATTAAATAATCAGCAAATGCTATATCTCTATATGTCATTTGTTTAAGTAATGGTTCAAATTTAGCAGGCTCTCTTTGTCTTAATCCAGCTAAAACATCTATATCTACAGTAGAAGCACTAGAAGCTTTAGTAGCTGCATTAGCCTCAGATTCTATTTTTCTTATTAAATTAACCTCAGGTATATATATATTTAAATTTCGATTATTCAAATCATACATAGCAATTTCATGTATAGACTCAGTCTTAAGACCAAGAGTCTCTATATCTAAAATCACTGCATTTTTAAGAATACTCTCAGTACTACCAAAAACCTGCTCTTGTCTAGGCTGGTCAAAAGCCAGTTGTTTTTGACTTGGATCAGAAAGAAGAGTATAGCTAGCGAAGCTAAAATTAGTTTTTTTCTTTTTCATTTATCATCCAATAGAATCTCATCTCCTATCACTATAACATCATCCTGCTGAATTAATAAAGCCTCTCTAAGCTTTTGTATCTCCCCCAAAACCTTAGAGTTACTCTGCTCAGAGCCTAGCCTACTAATAAAATTAGCCTTAGCATTTCTAGTCTCTAAAAGCTTCTCTAACCATTTCTCTCTGCGTTTTTCTAAGCGCTCAATCAATTCAAGCAAAGGATGTAGCTTTGTTTGACTAGAAACATCACCATTCTCATTAAACCCAGTAATCTCAGTTAAAAGAAAATCCTTACCAAAGCCATTCTTATCTCCATTGGCTAATACAGTTAAAGCTCTATTCTTATATAAATCAATTAACGCTAGCTCATCTACAATAGACATCTCTACTGGATTATTAGGGTCTACATCCAGATGAGACATATACTCTATAATTTTTTGCTCTACAAAATATTTCTCTACAATACAGCTTTGATTTACAGGATACATATCTAAGCTAAGCTTATTTAACTTACCATTATCATCTACATCAGGAATAGGACAACGAGAAAGAAAGGGACACTTATCTGGTCCCTGACATATAATAGGAGAAAGAGTGTGTACGCCTTGTGTAGCAACCTTATTTTTAACACGGTCTAGCTTATGCTGTGGTATTTTAGATAAATATTTTTCGTAGCGTTCATCATTCGCTAGCTTATTAAAGTATTGCAGCTGTCGTTCTTGCTTAGACATAAAAATCCTATAGGTAAAAATAAAATATAAAATTATAAATTTCAAAATAACAGAAAAAAGGAAAAAGCAAAAGTTTTTTACAATAGATAGTTAAATGTTGGGGGAGGTTTATATAGATAGTCCCGATAGCTTTTCGGTCTTTTTGAGCCCACCCCGGGTGACATCTACACTCCCTGCTGGAGTGAACGGGGCTTCCCAGCTGCATCTCATGCAGTGCTACACCTTCGTAGCGAATCTGTACATAAAAGGAGATTATCATGTACAACTTCATCCTTTCCTTCATCATATCCTTCTTTGGGTTTTTTGCTTTCAGTGAAAAGCCCAAGAAGGAAGCAGGGCAGTTGCTTGCCTTGCTTGTGTCAATGATTATCCTATGGGAGATTCTCCCTGGGGTATTCTTACCCTTGTCTTCATTTTGCTTCCTCCTTTACAAGAGGATCGATGAAGATGACCCTGAGTACAGTTATGTGAAAGGTTGGGGGTATAGCTTCTTGGTGCTATCCCTGATGTATCACGGCTGCCAACCCCAACGCGTCCCTCTAAATCTGCCTGGCAAAACAATTCAAGAATCTTTTGAGTTCAATGACTACTTGCTTTCCAAGCAAGAGCTCTTGACTCATTACAAGAGCAATTGGAAAGTTACGCGTGGATTGAATTTGGAGAGGAATCTCAAAGCGGATATTCTAGAGCATCCCGCTCGAAAATACCTGTTAGAGAATCCAGCCGTGTGTGTCTTGCATGTAGGCGAACTGTCCAGCCTGGACTTCGCTACATATAGGACCAACAGTTTGTTGCTGAGTGTCCCACAAGCCTTCTATTCCAATAGGAGGTTTACCTGTCGAATTGCCATTGTCTACGGACATGGTGATTCCAAGGGTGGGATTCACGGACATTTAACGCATGCTCTTAACGGTGAACCCACGAGGTTTACTGAGGAAGAGCTAAGACTGGCTTACCCCCAGTTAGAGTTAATGTTCGTGAAATGTAGGGGTGGTCGTAGCTATGACTACAGCTATCCCCTATACGCTCAAGATGGGAGCTTCTTTACAGCCGAAGAAGGCCAGTCCACCTATGGTGACTGGTTCTTTGAGGCTTGGAAAAGGAGGGCCCTGAAGCAATTCTTTGACCTTTACAGGTACGAGGAATAAATAACAAAACAGGGGTAGCGTCCCTTTAAGCCACGCCATGGTCTACAGGGTTGTCCCTGTACTGATGATGGGCCAATTGAGGCCCGAAACCATTTAACTGTAATAGTGCTTTCTATTCAGCACTTAAATATGAATATAAGCAAAATGGGTCTAATCTCATCCAATCTATCAATGACAAGATACATAGCGTTCGATGCTATGCTGATGAGACCTAATTCGGGGTCGAAATCTGTCAAGAGATATCTAAAAAACATTTCTCATCAATACTGGTGGATTAACCGCTTAATGAATCAAGCTTAGAGCCTCAGCTGCTCTATATTTCTCTTGGTTTATTTTTAATCCTGTAGTGACGAGACGTCAAAGCCGACATAAAAGGAGATTCTTATGTCAAATTGTAAACGAGGGATATTCCCTCAAGTCTGGCCAGCACAACTGGCTAATCCAGCTGGTTGCTGGAAAAGTGTTAAGGTGGAGCGTGCTCCATCAGTTTTACCAATGATTGTTTTAATGATTGTTGGTATCCTTGGTTTAATTTTGGGTTCATTCCTGGTGGAACCTAAAGCTACTCCTTTTTCAGGCTTGCAAATCTGTAAGCCACAGCCTCAACCCATTCCTCAGCCTCAGCCTGAACCTGAACCTCAGATTGAGCCACAGCCTGAGCCTAAAGCCGAACCTAAAACCGAAGTTAAACCTAACCTAATTGATGCTGCTATCGCTGTAGCAAAAGCGCAAGAGTTTGTTTCCTCGTCTAACGAGGAGACTATGCGTTTGAGTTTGCAAACCGCAATTGAACACTGGGAGTCTCTAGGGGAAACCCAAGATGACATCCAAAACCTAGTAGCGCTATATTACGTGGAAACACGTTATGGCGTGAAAGGGAAGATTTGCAGGGACGATACTGGCGCTTGTGGTCATTTCCAGATTGTCCCAAAGGTGTGGAAAAAGTTATTCGGCCAGCTCAAAGATGATATCGAGTCTCAAGCAGAAATGCTTATCGATATTAGGGAACACCTAAAGACATATAGCGCTGATAGGTGGAAGGCTTATTATGCGCTATCATTCAAAGGTGCTCAAGCCGCTATCAAAAGCGGTAAATTGAGTGCCTATGAAGTAAGAAACAATAAAATTGAGAGCGAAATAAAGGCTCTCTTAAAATAAAATAACAATCATAAATACTAATACTAATTATAATAACTAAATCTTATATAGAGGGTTTCTCCCTCTACTGATGAGGCCTAATTGACGGCCGAAATAAGAACATCAGTTTGTATCATATCTTTTCTGTCATTCTCGCTGTGAATAAATAAATAAGACATTAACAAGACTTTCATTAGTCTTTTTTTGTGCTTCATTTTTTAAACACCTGTAATGACGAGACGATTTCAACTCTAGCATGGCGCATTTTCTAGGTTCGATTCCTAGATAGAGTTTTAGACCAATTATGGTCGAGCTGGGTTTAGTACAACCCTCCAAAAGTACTCTTAAGCTAATACAATTCCGTATAAAGCTTTCGTATTTTAACAATCCCAATGTAAGGAGAATGCATCATGGGAAAGTTCAATTTCAAAATTAACAAAGCCATCAAGGCTGAGTTGATTACACGAGGGTTGTTACCCTTATTCGTTAAGGCCGTAAAAGGTCTGGTAAATCAAGGCGTCGTTGTCACTGACAACAGTAGCGTCTTGTTGGCTCTTATTTCCTTCATGAAGGATAATAAAGGGTTTTTCACAAGAAAGCAATTGCTAGTAGTGTTGCTAGCATTGTTCCAAAAAGCGAGCTTTCTCTGTAGGACCGGTTGGTCCGCAGGTGGAGAAAGCTTCCTCGTTGACACAGAGAATGGGACTCTCTATGTCAATCTAAGCCAAGTCCAATTCTACTTCTAGTAGAGAAAGGTAGCTATCATGCTAATTGATTCGTCCTAAACGAATTTGCGTCTAAAGTGCAGGTGTAATTCCTGTTAATCCCAAACCCCCAAACCCCAACCCTCACCCAATGGAGATTATTATGGATACGTCCTAAAATCCCAGAGAGATGCTATTCGTTAGCTTAAACATCTCTCTTAACGCAAGCTAACAAGCGCACACGTCCCGTGGCTATCCAATAGCCATTACCCGAAGCCCAGAACGTCAACCCTCTCATTCACCTGTTTTGTCTGTCACCATTCTCCTATATATCGGATAAGCCAAAGCGCTTCGGCGTGGTCTTGGTTTATTTTTTCCGCTATATATTTTGTGACTTGTAATGACGAGACGAAAAATGACGAGACGAGACGAACTCGGTAAAATCAATTGTACAACTGCATAAGGAGATTACCATGCAGCAAGTAACTATTAAGGGGATTTTTGACCCCATATACGACCGCAACGTAAGTTTGGGTCGTGACATTCTAGCTTTGGCGTTAAAAAACGTTAAAGCAATTGCTTCAACCCAAGCCAAGGTTCAAACCAAGGCTAATTTCAAGATTAAAGCTAAGGTTAAAACCAAGGTCCAAGCAGAAGTCGTACGCGCTGAAAGAGCTGCAGCTAAGGCTAAAGCTCGTAAGGGTTATGATGTAGCTAGAGCCGCTCTCTGTTACCTATTAGGTGGCGGAAAGATTTTCAAAGACACTTTAGAAGCAGCAAGACTGTTTCTAAGAGGTGGAGTTGAAGCTCTCGGCTTGAATGGCATGCCCAGTAACGATGCTGGTGTTTATTATGCCTCGAGCTTGAATGCTGTACAAATGGTGTTGGCTGAGAAAATCGGTTTACTCAGCAGACCAGGGAAAGCCTTAAGCTCTGCAGCAAATTATGATCAATATCGTGATTTATTGGAGAAGGTAATTCATGATGCTTTTCCTAAGAACGGGTTACAGCTTGATGAAGTCCAAATGAAAAGGGAATGGTTTAAGAATCTAACTGGCACTGCCGATTTAGATTCTGCTATCGGAGACTTTTTGGATGATGCAAGAAGAGCTGTCATGAGTCTAGATTGGGTGGGTCTGGATAATGGGGGGCTTGCGGTAAGAGTGAGTGGTCGTTTGATTACGGTGCTCAAACCACAAGTCAACTCCTTAAGGAGAAAGAGCGAGAGCAAGGTTTCGAAGGCTGGGAGCTCTATTAAGTTCGATCAAACGAACAATAGAGATGGTTCTCAGCTAATTGGAGAGTTAGTGGTGCTCCCAACTGGAGTTAAGAGTGAAACAAAAGCTGAAGGTTATGTAACTGAATCAAACAGCGACACAACCTTTGGTGTAATCACAAAGGTAAACTCAAGCTGGAATTCCAGTTTATTCCCTCTTTGTGAGGCGTTTGGAATTCAAATTGACCCAATCAAAGACGTAATTAAGATTACGTCTAAGGACCTGACGGAGGGTAACAAATCTAGAGCAAACGAAGGTTTGTTGGCTTTAGGCTACCTTCCTGTTACGGAAGGTGTTTATCTAAGGGAAGAAATTTGGGAAAAAGTAATGGGTGTCTTTGCTAAAGTATTTGGTGAGCTCAAAGATATAAGAAGCTATGGTAGGAGCTTCATAAGCACCCCAGCCTTGACGGCGTTCAAGGAGTATCAAAACATCCCAGTATTCCTTGCTGGTGATGATTTGCTGGGGTGGGAAGGGAATGATGGTGCTGGGTTGGTAACCGCAGGTACCATCATGGATAAGGGTTTCCAATTTAGATATATTGGAAATGGGCGGTTCGGTAAGGGATTAATTGCTAGATCCCATTATTTAGTGAAGGAACTGGAAGGAAAGTATAGCTTGGTAAGCTACAAAGATGATCTTAAACCAAGCGAATTCAATAAGATTCAAGAGTGGTTAAGCGATCTCGCTTGCTCAACTGGGTATTCAATAGAAAGTGAAAATGGGGGGACTTATCATAAGGCATTAATTCTAACGCCTTCAACCCTCAAGGGAATCAATAAAAAGATTCCCAAAGGTGGAGAATTTTTCCAAGGGGATGTGAATAGATTGACAACGATTATCGGCAAGGATGCTGATAAGCAAAAAACTAGTAATAACTGGCAAATCGCTCAGCTATTACAAGCGTTGTCAAACCCCTCTCAGGATAAGGGATTTCTTCAGTTGAAGGATCATTTCTTTAAGGCCTTGGATAAAAAGGTAGGAAAGGCGATTGAGAAAGGGTTAAATTTGAGGGACAAAGGTGGCAACATGGATCTAATCCAATTGGCCACTTTTTTCAGCAGTGAGAAATATGCTCATCTGTTGAATACCTTCAATACCAAGGCCGAAAGTCGTTATGTCAACATGATGACGTTCGGTGGGGATGGTGTCTATGGAAATGGTGTGATCCTAAAAGCATTCAGCAACGCTCACAAGGATAAGCTGGTGCTTAACAGCGTGTTAACACGCACGCCAAACCAAGATAGTCAATCTGTCCAGCTGCAGGATAAAATCAATCCGGCTAAGTTGAGAGAGGTTCTGGATAGGTTAAAGCTGAATGGTTGGAACCGTAGCACATTAAAGACCTCAGAGGAGATTGAGGTAATCAATAAAGTACTTGGCAATTGGAGTGCTGAGGAATGTGATAGATTCTTAGAGTTTTTCAAGAATGTAATATCACCCCAAATCAAGGATGGTTTGATTTGGGTCTCCAGTAATCTGCAAGGTATGATTACAGGAGATAATGATGGCGATAGAGATATCATTACTGATGACCCCTTATGGATTGCCATGGGAGAACTGATAGCTCTCAATACGGATGAGCGTCCGGTGAAGGAGAGCTTAAAGGCCTTTGTGCTTAAAGCAAAGGTCATACATGGGGATGGTAACGAGGTCGAATTGATGGTGGGAATGATGGATGATGAAAGTAGGAAGCCTGAACTTCTGAAATGTCTCAACTATCTGACTGCTAAAAATAGTGGTCAATTGAATGTAGGAGCAATCACAAATGGTGCTGCGATAGCAACCACCTATTTTGATCCTATATTTGATGAGGATGGGACGTTTAGGATGAAGGAATGGGTAAGAAGATACTTCTTTACTTGTTTCGACATTCAGCAAGTAAGTATCGACAGGCAGAAATATGCCTATGTCATCCCGTCGTTGAGATACTTCCATCTCAATAAGGGTTTTTATCTACTTGATAATGGGAATGCCTTAATCATCCCAGGGTTAAGCTTTGTACCTGCGGGTATGCACAAGCTCAAACAAGTCCAGGGTGGACTTAAGGATGAGACGGAGGCAATCGAATTTTTCAAGAAGGAATTTGGAAATTTTGAAGATGGCATAGAACATATGCCAGATCTAGAGCTGGGTGCAAAGCAAGTACAGATCACGGACCCCGTGCAAGGGTTTAGCGTGATTGGTGTGTACACATGGGCGCAATTTGTGCTCATGAGCTTCAAGCTTTGCGAAGCTCTAGGCGTGGATGAAATGAAATGGGGAGAGGTGTATGAGAAGCTCCTGACATCGCAAGATTTTGTTGGTTTCTTTAACGCAGATGGCAGGGATAAAGCAGGGCTTGCAACAAACTTAATTACTCTCTTGGATGATTTAGTAGAGGTAAATGATCCTGCAAAGTCTTTGTTGGAGTTAACCCTAATCAGCAAAAAGGATATGTTGGGGTGGTTGGATGACGCAAATGCTATAAATCGTCCAGCACATATGCAACTCATCAAAGACAAAATTGATGGGATTGTGTTAAGTGCCTTGGATGATTGTAATATCAAAGCTCCTGATGTCAAGGACTTAGAAGCAGCGTTCCATACCGCTATAGGATCTCAATATGAGAGTTTAAGCTTCATCACCAACTATGAGGGTCATCAGATTGATCCTCAAGCCCACATGCGTGTCTTTAGTGATGCGCTAGCTAAGGCCAAAGAGGTCATGGCAAGAGAGGCAGAGGGTACTGCACAGAGCGTGAGGAAGCAGAGCTCTGCAGATAGCAGTACTAAGGTCCTCTCTAAGGTAGCCAGCGCCTTTGGTGAAGCCTGGTATTTGGGTGGAGAGAGGGTAAGTGAGGAGGAGAAGGTGATGCAGAGTTTCTCTAATAGTGTCTCGAAAGCACTATTGAACTCACAGGTCAATACAGCTAGCCGTAAGGATTATCTGGATAGATTTGAAGAAGCTGTTCAAAAGACAGCTTCTCACGTCGTACTTAACGCAAATAAGTATGATAATGTGGGTGAGTTTATTGCATTCCTTGCGGAATGCATGGAGGCAATTGGAGAAGCAAGAACCAATACAGATCGTTTAGATTTTCATGGTGAAAACCTAAAGGTGGATCTTATTGCTTTCTTCAATAAGCTGAACATGCATTCCGACCTCAAAACCCAAATAAATGCCTTATACAACCAGGTGTTTAAGAAGGGAGTAGAGGCTCTTTGGGACGGGATGGGGGACAAGGAAAAGGCTGTTCAAATTCTGGGACTTAAGCCAGGCACCAACCCAAGCTTTGATCAAAAGCTCTATTTGGTAAAGTTTAGTGCTTCGTATCAATTCTTTGAGAACAGCCTGGCTGTAATCAACAGATTGTATAAAGCAATAAGCTTTTATCCATCTGATTCTTCCTTGAAGGATAAGATGAAAGCTACAGTGCTGAGAAGCATTAAAAGCTTTGATAGAAACGCAAACCAATGGGTTGATGAGTTGGTAGTTGCTCCTGTAGCTGATTTCCAGCTCCCATTGGAATTCTGGGCTGAAAAGTTGATGGTTCTGCTTAACAGTGGAATCAATATCAACTTGAGGCTTAAGAAAGCTAAAAGGATCAAGACCCTAGATAACGGATATGATTTTTTCAAGAGTGATGATTGGGTCATGTACTCAAGCGTCATGCTGAAGTATCTGTCTGCTTTGGGGATTGATGTAAACCAATACCTCAGGACCGACCTAGAAATAGGTTTTGGTCATGTTTGGGGTTTAGCGGATTACCTCACTCTCTTACTAGGAGAGGCTGATACCAAGGGGAAGTTGGTAGGACATGCAGATGCAGCCGATGAGGCCGCCATTCAAGATATCTTTAAATCCAAAGGCTTAAATCTAGATGAATATCGAAAGGCGCTTAATGTGCTCAAAGATAGCTCATTTAGCTTAAGTGGTGAGTGGAACCAAAAGATGAAAAATGGCGGAGAGACCCTTGTCGCAAATGAAATGTATGTTGCGTTTCCTCTGATGTTAGTCAATAGCTTGGTTAAAAAATCAAGGAGAGATTCCAAACTTGACATCATGGATTATAATTATACCACAGCGTTGCGTGTTTCATTACACAATGCGTTGGGGGTAGAAATGGATAATTCAAGTGTTGGTGGGAATCAAGTTGATTTCGACCGAGTCCTAAAGGCTTTGTGGCCAGATAGAGTCCAGGAAGTCCTGGAATACTCTGGTTTTGGCCGTATTGCGTTTAGCAATTATCAGCCAAAAGAGTATATCTATGGCGGGTACCAGGTTGCTAGGTCTGTTGGTAAAGTCTTTGGTAAGGTCGCACAGGAGAAAACAGCTTACCAAAAGCTGAAAGAATCCAGACCTGTCGGGGGTTACGACCGCATAGAGTACCAAGAGGAGTGGACCATGCAGACGCTCTTTGAAGCTCTAGCCCCTGAAGTACTTGAGAGTAACAAAAATTACAATCAAGACAAAAAGGGTTTAGTCTCTCTACTAGGTGTGATGTTGCTACAAAGCGATTTCATTACCTTAACAGAGATTGCCTTAGGGCTCAATAAGTTTGACGGTTCTGAAAGTCTTGTCGATCCATGTTATTTCAGCTTGTACAGAAAAATCTCCAACAGAGATTTTCGAAGTTTACTGGCTTTGATTAAATATGGACAGCAAGGCAATAAGACCTTAAGCAAGTGGAATCTTCAGGTAAACCCAAAGCTTGACATCAAAGGCTTACTAAAAGCCTTCAATTAACAATTAACACAAAACCCCCACATCGGGGCTACTAAAGTGAATAGTTTAAGCTAATCATTTTAAAAGTCCCGTATGTGGGAGAAAGGTATTTATGGACCTAAATGAATACAAAGCTTTCCTAGATGAGCTTAAACAACTAGGGGTTGAAGAATATATCATGGCGGATATCTTGTTCGAAAAAGGATACACTTCACCGTATCAGTTGGCACGTGCTGGTGTGTCAAGCGCGATTATACATGGAGTGAGGATTCTTATGTCACAAAAGGCTGCTAGCCAAACTGGCAGTCAGATAAATGTTACTATTGGGAATATTTATGTTCTTGATGGTAAGACTGACCTCAAAACAATGCTGGCTTTAGCTGGTATCAATGGGGTTGACCCAAAGCAGATAACTTCCTCGCCAAAAGTATCTGTTAAAGCTACCCCGGTAACACCAACTCCTAGCACAGTGGTGATACCTCCCCTCAAAGCTCCTGCTACATCTAATAAGTTCGCAAACCTCTCCAACGATGACGATGAGGATGATGAGACTGATTATGATGACAATTAACGAAAGGAACTGATGAGCCTCCCGGGAGTGGGAGGCGAAACCTAGGGCTAACCCCCGATGGTCTTCCATTGCTCCAACCCTTTTTATACACATACTATAGTGTTTCGATGCGGACTCCGCCTGAAGAAAACTCCACTATAGCAGATGGTATTCTAACACTTTTTTAAAGGAGTATAAATATGTTAGACACAGACAGTTTACTAGACGCCGCCCAGAAAGCTACTCTTGATATTCTTCCCGATGATCAAAAAGCAGTAATCAAGGCACTGTTAACAACGCAAGCCCAACTACAAGCCAGGAATTTAATTCTCGGTGAGTTCAGCAAGGCAACGGCACTGGCACTTCCCTATGGGAAGGAAGTCAAGGCTTTAACGCATATTGTTAATACGCAAGCGGACCTAGCCACGCTAAGTGATTTTATCACAAAAGCAATGGCTTTAGGTTGTGGCTTCTCGCTAGTTATCCAAGCACCCCAAGGTGATTTGTTCCAGAAATGGAATAAAGATATCCACAAAGGTGTAGTTGGACTAAAATCCGAGCTTAGTAAGTAAGGGTTTTTAGGACCGGTTAGGTTCTTTTTTTCTAAACCTTGCAGTCGAGACGAGACGGCAAAAATAGAGTCTACTTGTAAAAATCAGAATACCATCCGTGGAGCTTCACGTAAAAGAGCTAGACCTTGACTCGAGGTCGTCTTAACTGTTTTGCATCAAAGGAAACTATCATGTTCTATTCAATAGAAATCGCAATCAAATATTTAAGCTGTCTCCCCTACAATGTTAACACTTCTGTTGATGTTGTATTACTCGATAAAACCTTTTGCGTTAGTAAAAGATACGCAATCATAACTGTAAAGGAAGTCTAAAATGAAGTTATTTACTGTATTATTAAATAATGGTCAGGTAGAAAGTATTAAGTGCCGCGATCAACAAATGGTTGGCGGTATTATTTCGGAGCTCACAGGTGGTGAGTTATATGTAGTTGCCATTTTAAATGAGCAACAATTGGGCTAACTGATGAGTTCTTAAGAACGAAACCTAGGGTAAAACCGATGGTCTTAGTATAAACACAACACAACACAAGGAGATCAAACATGCTAAAGTTTGTTATCAGGCAATTAGAGGTACCAGATTGGGATCCTCTTAGGTGGGAAGTCGCGGTGTATAGGAATGGTGTCGAGGTGTATAATGATATTGATACCAAGGAGAATCTCGTAGGTTTATTTGAACACTTTGTTCAGAAGGAGAATCAAAATGAGATTGGAGATTGAAGTATGGGATAAGGAGCATTGGGAAGTTAAGGTTATGGATGAGAGTCAAGTCATGTATCATGACGTAATTTATTGGACTCAATTAGAGGGTTTAATTGCGGAATTGAAATTGAAATATAATTTTTGATGGGGCGCCATTATTACGCGGTCTCTTATTGTCTGGTCTTACAATAAAAGGCTATGGTAGTCAAGTTTGATTACCAGAATAGACCTATATATTTTTTAATATCTTGGATCGGCATCCAAGCGAAATTATACGCCGTAGACAGTGAAAGGTCGCATTAAACCTTTCTTTGTTAACAAGAGCAAAAATTAATGCCGTCCAGCCAACTGATGAGGACGTTAAACTTAGACCCTTGAACAAGGTCGAAACCTAGGGGAAACCCGATGGTCTTGGTAGTTTAATAGTAGTATGTTGCTATTATTGAATTGGTTTTTTAAAACCAATCTTTTTTTAAAACCCTTTCTTTTCCGACGAGACGTCACCTGACGAGACGTCGCTGTACAATAGGAGATTTTTAATATGCAAGAATTTTTAAGTTTTGTTGAGAGCCAAAAACAAGTAACAAGAAACAGAAACTCTACAAATAGCATTGTTGAGAATGTTGCCAAGCTACTTGAAGCAAACATTACACATCTATTAAAGGATCATCATGCTATATATCAAATTTCCCCTGATCCATTAGAATATGGAAAAGTATTTATTAATAAGACAGTTTATCAAATTGTAGATACTGAAAATAGAAAAGCATTATTAATTTATAATTTATATAACTAGCCAACTGATGAGACCTTTAGCATGGTCGAAACCTAGAAGTGATTCGATGGTCTTGGTAGCTTTAACCGTAACAAGAAGGAGACTCATTATGAGTATTGTAGAAATAAATATTATTGCGGCGATTATTTGTATATGTATCGCAACAATATATAACCTACTCACTGATTTTAAACGATTCAATGATGTAGCTGTAGTAGCATGGTCTATATTAGAAGTGCTGGGATTCAAAAGAGAGTACCATTGGAGCGGTAATATTATTGCATTCGTTCTTAACCAAGTAGTGAATGTAGTAGTATTTATGTATTTGCCAGGACTATTCCTAATCTGTGCTATATCCTATATTATTGTAGGATTAAATAGCATATCAGAGGAGTTGAATGCAAATGAGCTTTAATATTGCTTTATGTATCTTTTCATCCTGGTTGTTCGTAGACGAAATGCAATTCTTAAACGCAACACTTAACCAAACGCTTAGACTCGATATAAAGATTCTAATGCATATGATTACCTTAACTGTACTTTCAATGAATGCATCAATGATGCTATCCATGCCACAAAGCTACACTCTATTCGGAGTAGTAGCTATCATAACCTATATCATCTACAAAGGATAACTGTAATGTTAGAAGAACACTATCAAGGCTCAGCATTTAGAGAATGCCAAACCACTGACAATGAAATGTATTGTCAAACAAACAAATTTATTACTAGAGATGATAAGGTAATTGAGTATGTCGAAAGATATTATAAGAAAACCTCATCGTTCTTGGTAATGTTCAATCCCTCAAATATCCCACTATTTGAGGATAGGGTCATGGTCTATGCAGAACAAATTCAATTTGCTAAGAACCTAGACATGGATATTAAATTTAAGAAGGATAAAAGACATCCAGATTTATATGTAGTACATATCGACCCAAAGAGTGAGATAGACACTACATGTTAGATTTGTATATTAGCTGTTGGATATTCAGCAGTATCTTTTTTATTGGTTATATATTGGTAAAGAGAGATGAGATAGAAGCTATTAATGTGCCGTTTGATTTAGAATTTATTAAATCGGTAATAGGCTTTTACTTCATGTCATTCTTTACCTGGCATATGCTAGTGGCTCTATTAGTCACAGACCCAAAAGGATTTGATAATGAAATTAAGAAATCAGTCCAAAACTACTCAAAATAAAGGAACACAAAAAATGAGCAATCAAGACACAACAACAGAGACTCCTAAGGTAGATACACCTAAGGTAGAAGCTCCAAAAGAAGAAACTCCCAAAGTGGAGACTCCTAAGACAGAAGTAAAAAGCTTTAATGAAATCTATAAGGACTTACCTAGATGGTCTAAGATATTACTCTCGTTAGTAGTAATTAGTGCAATTTATAAGTTCGTCCCAATTGTGGAGCTATTGACATTGTTTTTCTGGGCTGTAATGGTTCCAGTAGTATTTCTATTTATGTTAGGCGTTATTAGTAGTGAGACCTATGATTCCATTTGTGATGGAATCACTGGTATTAAGAAAGCCGTCAAAACAAAGCTAGAAGAAGAAAAAACACAAGCTCCTCAGAATGCATCGTAGTGCGTGTACTGAACACAACTACAGTCTTTTACCCCTAGAAAACCTAATCCCCCCTATCTCGAAAAGAGAGAAAGTACTTAACAAATGTTTAGTAAAGTATCAAATGTAATCACAGTTTTTAAAGCGTTTTGCCACAATCCAAGCATTCAAGGAGAATTAATGGACAGCTTAAGAAAGAAAGTAGTAGAAAGCTCAATGAATCTCATCACTGTATATAGTGCAGTAATTGATGAAAGACATAAGGTAATCGAGACTTTATCTAAATTAGAGGATACTGTTAATCTTATTGAGGAAAGATGGAACCTACATGTAACAGATGTAGCTACATATAAGAATACAAAGATTGGTAAAGCGGTAAAGGCAATTATTGAATCAGATTCTGAGATTGATAGCAAGGTAATTAATAAGCTAGAATCAGCAATCGACGATGTGAATCCAAGAAGAATTATCAATGTTTACAAGGCTTTAGATACTGGTAGTCTCGAGAGAAGGCTTGATGCACTACAGGAACAATATGAGGAGATTCAAGGAATTAATGGTATTGCTGCTAGAGATACAGAGGTACTAGTCAAGCATCATATGCAACTAGTAGAGATGGTATTGGCAGAAAGGAAATGTGAATCCACACAAGAAGAATATAATTTTTAAAAATATTTAAATATTTTTCTTGATTTTCCGTTGTTACTTGTGTAATCTCAAATATGTGAGATGAGGTCGCAACGTTGCAGTTGCTTGGGTTGTTTGTGTTCAGTCCTAATTTATCGATTTTATCGATACTTTAGGATTGCCTCTTGACTTAGTATACATAATATATGTATATATAAGTTATATACCCCCGACAGGGGGTAAGTCCTTCTGACTATAAAAGAAAAAAAGAAAAGAGATAAGATGACGAGACGGCCCTAGTCTATTAGCAAACACTAAGGCCAAAACTCAGCTCGACTAGAGCTCACTCTATTGAGTCAAACTCAAATCAAACCCTAGTCTACTAAGGCAAACACTAAGTCAAACTCGAATCAAGCCATTCAAATCGAACGTAGCCTTTATACTATTTTTTACGTCGTTGCTTAATCCCCAGAAATCCGTTAATCCCAAGATGCTCTGTAACGTCGACAATACCACACTATTCCCAATAACCAAGCAAGCGAGTAATACACTATGCTATCCGAGCTTACAATCAACGGTAAAACACATTATTTTACCCGTACTGACTTTGACTCAGAGTCAAGAATGTTTCCATCTACATTAGCTAGATTACTTAATAGAGGCTTTACTGATTTAGAAGTAATTAATCTATTAGGTGCTAGTGATGTTAGATATTGTGATGATTTTGTTCCCCCACCAGGGGGGTGGGATGAACAAATCCAAGATAAGGAAAATAAAGAATATGTCTAATAGATATGTATATGATATTAGTTGTATACAGGGATTATTAAAGCCTGGATATAATGTAATATATTGTGGCGCGGAAAAAAATAGAGATAACATTCTTTACGACTTTAATATTGAAATGAATCAAGCTGTGCTATTTAGATTTAGATTATTAGATAATACTAATTTAGGTATTGCTGATTCATATCTTATTAATAGCTATGAGTATGTAGATGTTATTGATTCAAATATATTAGGCGCGTTTAAAACACTAATTGGTAAAGAGAAACTATTCCTACTTAATTAAGGATATACAATGAAATATATTTATAATGAAATATCATTCCTTTTAGAGAATGACATTTACAGACTTCATTTGACTAGAGAATGCTTTAATTCTGATAAGGAAATACTATTATCCGCCGCGAGAATTATAGATGACATGCTCAGTCAGAATCTACAGACAACAGGCTATATGAATTTAGAGAATGATATCAACGATATCCCAGCACAAGACTTTCTTATATACCTAGAGCATAAATATCAGCTTAATTTAGCTGTTAGATTATGCACTGATTTTGAAACTGTATTACCCTTAAGTATTACTAAGGAAAAATACATTCCACCAACTAAGGATGATGAATGCAATACAGAAGTATCCATCCTAAAATAAATGAATATGATAATTATAGATTATATTTAGCGGCGCAAAGCTTAATAGAAAAATATGTACATAGAACTCCATTCCTATTATCACATTTAGAGGAGAGTACTAGGTTAGATATTCAAAAGGATTTATGCTTTGACTCAAATCAATATTATGTTATATATAACAGCTACCTTGCTAAGCTTATGCAAGAGCTAGGTGAGCCGATTTCAAATAGATTGTTATATCCTATTTGGCAACGCAGATATACTAACCCTGAGATTTTAGATGACCTTATCTTTCAAAGGATAGAGGCACATGAAGTACATAAAATACCACTTGAAGAGTTAAGAGAATGACTGAAAAGAAGCCAGCTCCTCCATTTCCTGAAATGGCAACCTATCAAAAGCTAGCAATGGATATTGCTACGTTACTACAACAAAAGAATGCAGCTTATGGTAGTGCGTTTGAAAAATCTACAGAAATACTAAAGCTATTATATCCTAAAGGGATTCCATTGGATTCATATAAGGATGTACATGTAATAGTTAGAGTATTAGATAAGCTAAGTAGAATTGCACAGAATAATGATCCATTTGGAGAGGATCCATGGATGGATATTTGTGGATATTCTATATTAGCTCAAACAGAAAATCTTAAATTAAGAAAGAAAAAGAATGAATCTTAGAAAGTATATTAATATTGCGCGCGGATTTTTTAATCTTGATGCTAAACAAAAAATACAAACAATGTTTCATAAGCTTGCTGATGATTTAAAGATAAATGTAAGCTACGATAGCGATTATTCAAAAAGATTCTTTCAAGAAAACAAGCATCTCTTTAATGATGAAACAAATATAAGAGAGCTTCAAGAAAAGTTCGAAGCATTCTTTTGGTCTAAGCAAAAGGAATACGAGCAAAAGGTAATCGCTCAAACCTTTCTATTAAGAGAGCAAATTATACTACTCCAGGATTCAGATTTACAATGGTATACCGAATCCTATATGCAATACGAAGAAGAAGTCTTTAGATATCTTAACAAGCTATATTCTAGATATACAAACGATTTAAAGGATGTATATCTATCAAGCATTATGTCTGAAACCATTAATGAATTCTTTAGTAATATACAAGATGATGATGAAGACAATGATGCGCCACCTAAAAAGAAGAGGTATCAATGAATGCATTTGTGTTTTTCCTAGCCTGTTATGGTTTAGCATGGATTATTAGCTATGGTAAAATAACACTACCATTTAGAGAATATTTATATGCGCAAAAAGATAATGTAGCTTGCTTCTTTCTATACGAGCTAACAAAATGTGTAGTATGCACATCGTGGTGGGTTGGATTAGTAAGTCTAGCTACTGGATTCCCACAATATGTATTTAATTATGAATACTCATTAATGTATTTATATTTACCATTTGCAGTATCTGGACTAACTGCATTGATTATTGAATTATCAGAAGAATAAATGTCATTTTTAGCTTAAAAATTAATGTCAAAAATAACACTAAAAAAACTGTCAAAAATGACATTAATTTTTGACCAATTATTGACACTTCCAACATCAAACCTGTAAAAGAATAAGCATGAGATACGAAATTAAGTTTGATTATAAATCAGACGAATTGACGATTACTAAAACCAGAAGAAAAGTAGATACATTTAGAAAGTCTAGAGTAGCTAAGAAATACTTGAATCAATTGAGAAAAAACATCGAAAGATTAGAATCAATTGAAGTAGGATTTTTAAGCGACGAAGAGCTTTTAAATCATCTACTAGGATAGCAAATGGTACCGATATCAAAAGAAGTATACAAACAAAGAATAAAAATCTGTACAGAATGTGAAAGCTACAATGCTACATTACATCAATGTAAAGAATGTGGCTGCCTACTTCTATTAAAAGCATTTTTAAAAATCTCTGAATGTCCATTGAATAAATGGCCAAAGCAATAAAGGACTAGCATGAATTTTAAAGCATATTTGAAACAATTAACACCACTTGCGTTACTTAAGCTTGCCTTTCAAGACCACCTTGAGTCTTTAGGCTACAATAAAATTTCAGATACACTTTATATTCAGAATAATATCTCAATAGAGCTTCAAATGAATTCATTTGAACCAACTATTGTTATACACGATAGGTCTACCAATACTGTTACTAGCTATTTATTCGAACCAAACATTATGTATAAGGACTCTGCAATCATTAAAACAGAAAGATTAGATGATGTATATTTCGTTGATGATTATATAGATCCAGTAAATGCATACACTCTATTGAAAATGATTACAGATAAAAAAGAGGAATTAGAATTAGAATGATTACATCTATAGTAGGCGCTCAATTTGGAGATGAAGGCAAAGGTAAAATTACAGATTATTTAGCTAGTGAATTAAACAATCCCACTGTAGTTAGATGGTCTGGTGGTTCAAATGCTGGACATACTATTCAAGTATATGAGCGCGAATACAAATTAAAGCTAGTGCCATCTGGAGCTTTAAATAAAAATGCCACACTGATTATTACTGGCAGCTGTTTAATTGACCTGACTAAGTTAATAAACGAGTTGGAATATTTGAAGAACAAATGGCTCGAACCAAAGCTAATTATTGATAAGGAATGTATATTAACATTACCTCTACATAAAGAATTAGACGTTAAAAATGATTCCGTACTAAATATTGGTACTACAAAATCAGGAATCGGTCCTACTGCAAGTGATTATGTAAACAGATTAGGAATCTCAATTAGAGATGTATTAAATGAAGAACATGTGGAGAGATTATTAAACGTAATTAAGCTACATGGTATTGGCGATTTAGATGAAAATCTAAAGGAACTAAATTTAATACACGCCTTAAAAATATACTCAAATGTTACACTGCTATCTAGAAAAGAAGTGATTAAATTAATTAAGCAATCAAGCAATGTAATCTTTGAAGGTGCACAAGGTTCACTACTAGATATAAACCATGGCACATATCCCTTCTGTACTAGTACCCCCTGCCTGGCTTCAGCAATTCCTTATGTAACTGGAATTGGAAATCTAAGAATAGATAAAAATATAGGCGTTTTTAAAGCCTATGTTACTAGAGTCGGTAATGGAGAATTTAGAACAGAGCTATTAGAAGGTAGTGTTAAAGAACACCTTCAATCTAAAGGAAAAGAAATAGGAACAAATACAGGACGTACTCGTAGAGTAGGCTGGTTAAACATACCAAATTTAATAGAAGCATGTGAGTTAAATAACTTTAATGAATTAGCTCTAGTAAAGATAGATGTGTTAACCGGATTAGATACTGTAGCAATCCTAGACAAAGAGAATAATTGGTGGACTTTTGATGGTTGGAACGATGAAATCTCTAGCTGCAAATCTAAACATGAATTACCTAAACAAGTAATTCAAATTATAGAGTTTATCGAAAGCCAAACTAAATTACCTGTAACAATAATTTCTGTCGGACCAGACAGAAATCAAACAATAAGGATTCAAAATGATTGAACGTTATTCCGATGCTTTTATTAGTTATTTATTTTCCGATACTCAAAAATTTCAAATTCATGCAAACATTGAAATTGAACTAATAAGAGCGTTAGAAAAAAACCCTAACATTAAATATCTACAAATTACTGATTCAGACGTAGTAAATATTAGAAATCTAGAAAAAACAACTAAACATGAAACAGCAGCATTTGTACAATACCTAGGTAAGTTAATTGAAACAAACAAATACTTACATTATGGCTTAACTAGTAGTGACCTTTTAGATACTACATTAAGTGTACAATTAAAGGGTGCGTTAAACTATACTAAAATTAATGTCGATAGAATCTCAAAACGATTAAAGGATTTATCTAATACAGATTTAAAAATCATGGGTAGAACTCATGGACAACATGCTCAAGTAATTAATCTAAAAAGCTTTTTTATGAATCATTTGTTAGAATTTGAAAGAGCATTTAATGACTTAGATGAACTAGGCAAATCCTTGACTGGAAAGCTTTCTGGTGCAGTCGGTAACAATACTTTTATCAGTCCAGATATCGAAGCATCAATTTTAGAAAAATTCTTTTTACAAAGAGAAGAGTTTGCTACACAAATTATTCCTAGAGATAAAATTGCAAGAATTCTAAATGCATTAGCACTTACTGCTTGTGCTGTTGAAAGATTAGCCTTAAATATTAGGCTTTATCAACAGACCGAAATCAATGAGTTATCTGAAAGCTTTAATATGAATCAGGTAGGTTCATCTGCGATGCCACATAAAAAGAATCCAATTGATTCAGAAAAACTATGCGGACTATCTAGATTAGTAAGAAGCAATGCAGGTGCTGCATATGAAAACATTTGCTTATGGCAGCAAAGAGACATGAGTCATTCTAGCGTAGAAAGAATCATTATCCCTGATAGCTTTCATTTAGTAGTACATATGTTAACTACTTTAAATAATGTATTATCTAAGCTAGTAATCAATGAAGAGGCAATTAAAAACAATTGCAATGATATTGAACTATCTCAAAAGCTACATCATCAATTAAGCTTTTTGAATTATAAAAACGCTTATAAGAAAGCTCAAGAGCTTGCACTTAGAGCTCAAAACGAAAACAAACCATTAAAAGAACTAGTAAAAGAACAACTAGGATTATCTTTAGAATGAAATCACACGTAGATTACTACGAAAGCTTTGTACCTGTAGAATATGCTAACAATTTATTTAATCTACTCAAATCGCAAATACCTTGGCGACAAATTATCTATTCTAAAAAAGACCGCAGTAATGTGGTTACTCCAAGATTAACCTATGTAACTGGTAATTATTATTATAACCAAGGTACTCCTCATCCTGAATGGATATTAAAGCTAAAAGAAAATGTAGAGATACAAACTCAAACAGAATTTAATTTTATATTATATGGATATTATAGAGATGGAAACGATTCTATAACCTGGCATTCAGATGATGAAAACTTTTTAGGTCCAAATAGTACTATCGCAGGTGTATCATTTGGAGAACCTAGAGAGTTTTTATTAAGAAACAAAACAACAAAAGAAAAAGAAACCTTTAATATGCATTCTGGGGATATGATTGTAATGAAAAACAACTGTCAATCAGACTACGAGCATGCGGTATTAAAAACAAAAGAAAATGTAGGCGAGAGAATTTCACTTACATTTAGAAAAGCAATAACAAGCTATGCAAATAGCAATTACTATAAATACAACTGATAGGAGCTAATATGTTTCAATTAGAATTAACTCAACAAGATGTTGCTTCAATGAGAAGTATCATGAATCTGTTTGAAGATATTAATCTCGCGCTTTCTCAAAATGATAAAATTCAACTTAGCTTTAGAGAACTAAACTTTACTCCTACTATTGCTTTGAATCTAGTATTAAATAATTTATATGATTTATATTCAATCAAAATGCTAAAAGAAAGAATTGAATTAACAGAAGTAACTGCAGAAACAGAGGAAGTATATAATCAAATTTTAAATTCACTAGATTCACATATCAAAGTATATGATGAGCTATAATGTAATTATTTATACAGATGGTGCATGTAACAAACAAAGAATTGGTGGTTACGGTGCTTATCTAAAGCATGATTCAAATGAATTAAAGCTATCTGGATACGAAACAGATACTACTAATAACAGAATGGAATTAATGGGTGTTATTGTGGCTTTAGAAACATTAAAGGAAAGCTGCAATATAAATCTTTATACCGATTCTGTTTATGTAAAAGAAGGTATTTCTAATTGGATTAACAAATGGAAAATTAACAATTGGAAAACCGCAAATAGAAAAGACGTATTAAATAAAGACCTATGGTTAAGACTTGATGACGTCGTTAAAAAGCACAACATAGAATGGCACTGGGTGAAGGGTCATTCTGGAGTTGAAGGAAATGAAATCTGTGACAAGCTTGCTACAGATGCAATTAAAAAATATCTAGAAAATTCATTTGCAAACAAATAATTTACAGGATATAAATAAATAGAACTAAGGGCCTGTAGCTCAGTTGGTTAGAGCAGCGGTCTCATAAACCGCGGGTCAACGGTTCAAGCCCGTTCGGGCCCATGAAATTTGTCTAAGATATTTTAATAGTAAAATGCCAAATTTATCCTTTTATAGGCGATGTAGGTGCAACTCCTACTCTTAGACTTAAGCAGTTGCTGTTACTGTCAACAGTTCTTCCGCACCCGCCACAGGTGTACTGCGAATGTGGCATTTTATCTTAATCTTGTAAACATTTATTTTTTATGTTAAATTTCTAATATTTGATTAACTAAACAAAGGAAAATAATGATTGATTCAAAATCCTTATGCTTAATGTGGCAGCTAATTGTGGCTGAAGACCCATCAGTGCAATTGTATGACTATCAAGTAAATGCTGCCTGTGAACATAGCATTGATATAATTGAGTCAGCCAATAAATATGCAATAGACCCATTTATTCTATCTGCAATAGTGTATAACGAATCTAGATGGACTAAAGATATTAAAAACAAAGAAGGCGCATGTGGATTGGCTCAGGTTGTATATAAGTATAATCCTGAAAACGAAAGTAGAAAAAAATGTAATAAACTTTTAGAACCTAAAATAAACCTAAATACTTCAGCTAAAATAATAGCTAGTTATTATTCCAAAAGTAAGGACTACTACAAAGCATTAGCTTGCTATGCAAGCGGACCAAAATGCACCTACAAAAAATATGGAAACATAATTGTTGGCTTTGCCAATAAATTAAAAAGATACTATTCGAAAGTGAAACCAAATGTACAAAGCTCAAATTAATCTAACCAGAACAACCTGGGCTACTTATAGACAAATGTATCAAAGCATAATCTATGAAGAGGTAGAAGATGCTTATAGAATTGGATTAGCAATGTATAACAATCCAGAGATTTACAGCTTAGATTCAATAACATCAGCTAACTTTAACGAAATATGTGAGAAGCACAATATTAATGAATTTAAAAAAATGTTAATTAATATCAATTGCTTTAACATCAGCAATCCTAAAAAGTTTTATAAGCCTACTAAAGGTTTTTTCGATAGCATGATGCCTAAGACTAACTTTGAAGCATTAGGAGTAAAGCTAACACTAGAACCAAATCAATATCAAATTGGCTTGGAAATAAGTAACAATCCTCTTACGAATCCACTATATAAAATATTCGTAGAATGCATGGAAAATTTAATTTTTCCAAATCGCTCAGATTCCAAAATTAAAGGTTTATCTTGCTGGGATGAAAGTAATAAAATCTTAATAACAAAATCAGGTCCTAATCCATACCTTCCTGAGTTTGCTAAAAAAGAAGAAAAACAAGTAATCAAAACGTTTCTTGCAAAAGAAACGCATACACAAACAGTGGCTACTACAGATGATAAATTTTTATTTTAAAGTATTTTTAATCATATTTATTAATCAAGAACCTAATATTAGAGATGGAATATATCTCTATTCAACAACAACAGATAAGGTATTAGTATGGAATATACAGGACTTAGAAAGCAAATCTACCTAGAACAAGGTGATGAAATTGGCTATGTAGATTTAATTCAAAGCATGGGTACTGACTTAACAATTGTTAATGCGGCGCGCGCTACATATGATAAGTACAAACCAATTACAGATGAACAGCTTCCCGATGAAGATAAAAGACTAATTAAATATTTAATTAGTCACAAACATACTAGTACCTTAGAACATAATATCGCTACATTTCGATTCAAGGTGCCATTGTTTGTAGCTAAGCAACATATGCGTCATAGAACATGGTCATTTAACGAAATGTCTCGACGCCATACATCAGAAAATATTGAATTCTGGACTCCAAATAAATATAGAGTCCCAGACCCAAAGAACAGACAACAATCAATTAATACAAATGATTTCAATCCAGTAGTACATATAACTCATGGAGAATTTAATTCCTATGAATGTAAAGCATCTGAGCTACAATTACAGCATGCTAAAGATTCATTAGAAAGATATAATGCATTAATCGATGCTGGAGTAGCCAGAGAACAAGCCAGAGCATTACTTCCAGAAATGCTTTACACTACTTATTGGGGTACTATCGACCTTAACAATTTAGTAAAGTTTTTAGATTTAAGAGAAGGTGGAGATGCTCAATGGGAAATTTCTCAAGTAGCCATTGCAGTGCATGAATTTGCAAATATGCTATGGCCAGAAACCATGAAAAACTATAAGACTCCAGAGCAAAGAAAACTAGAAGAAGAAAAAAGAATTCAATTAGAAGTAGAAAAAAGAGTAAAACAAGAACTACTCAATTATCAATTAACAAATAAAGGTTAAAGCAATGAGCAAAACTGTAAATGAATGGGTTGGAGAAGGTTATATCGCTACAGATTTATTACTTAGACATACTACAGATTCTGCAAGGTCTGTAACTAATTTTGTATTTCTAATTGATATGCCTTACAAGGCTAAAAAGGGACAAGAAGAAACAGTAATTAAAAAACGAGTAGAAAAGATTCCTGTGACTGCTTGGACTGGTGTTGCAGAAAATATTTGCAACACACTAGTAAAAGGTGATAAAGTGCGCTTAAAAGGCGCAATAAGAACCAAATTGATTAAAGATAAACAAAACATTACCTTTAGTTCATTTGAGATTATTGCGTCAGAAGCAACTCTTATCTCGAGAAAAACAAACAAAAATGACGACAAAGAATCTGAATGAAATTAGTGAGCTTTTAACATCTTTAAGAGAATTAAAATGGGATCCTAATTGGTTGAACTGTAAGAAAGTAGATGACGGATTAATAAACGCCATAAAAGACTTTCAATCACAGCATTTTCTAGAGCCTACAGGAATAATAGATTCTGTTACATATAGAATACTTTATAACTTGTATGGAATTAAAAAACATTCAGCATCAAAAAACAAAAAAGAATTAGAAGCAAGTAAACATTTATTTTATAATTCTAAACCATTGAATTCTAGAATATTAGTATATAATCATGTTTATAATACTTGCTTAAAACCGAATGCATCAAGCTTTGACCCTTATGACGACCATAAGCAAAGAGATATAAGTCAAATAAATGTAATATATGATTACTGTTTAAATACAGAAATAGACACTTATTTGTCTTTACACTTGAAGCATTCAACGCACTTTCAAATTGATAACGATGGTTCTATTTATCAAAATTTAGATTTACATTGTATACCCTTTAACAGAATGCCATACTTAACAGTAGATGAAAGAATTACTATATCTATTGCAAATATAGTAATTCCAGCTATGCTTTCATGGTATGAAAAAAACGATATTCCTAGAGAGATATACAAAAATAAAATACAAATGAACCACAAACAAAATTTTAGTTTAAATCAGCTATTAGATACTCTTAATAAATATTTTTCTATAAAAAATACAAATTATTGCTACTAGCAATAGAAAGTATAAAGTGCCAAATTGATTTAATCATTTTGGTCCAGCTGCAACCCTTAAACTAAGAGAGAAGATTATGTTTACAAACATTCAAAAGATTTACAAGACTACTATAGCATTATACATGTTTATAGTAACACTGGTGCAAATATGGACATAGTTTATTATCTACCAAACTGGTTAGCAACTACAGTATTTATAATTGGATTCTATTCTAGCGGCGTAATATTGGTAAAAAGCTTTGAAGTGATAACTCATTACTTAAAGTTCAAACAATACCCATTACACCCTATAGAATACAAATACATAAATATTCTAGAGGAAAATAAAATCCTAAAACAAAAAATATCTCAACATGAAGCTCAACAAGAAGAAATCTTTGAGCAAATGATTGAACAACTTAAAGGAAAAAATTATGAATAAGTATACATTTAGTCTACGTTTGACCTCTTCTTATAATCACGTAGAGGTAATCGCAGATGATAGAGATGAAGCATTGTCTTTAGTTTGGGATAGAATCAATGATAAAGAAATCGATGTGGATGACGAAACAATCGAAGTTTACGATGAATCTGAAGAACCAATTGAAGCTCAACAAAGCGGTTATACTCCTATGAGTGCATTAAACGCACAACAACCTCAACCAGAACTCGATAATGGTTATGTACCTATGGTTGCTGTCTCTAATCAAGACAATGATTTGCTAGCTCAAATTGCAACCCTACTAAGAACTATTGAGGATTGCGCTGCAAAGGTTGAGGAGCTAAGAGCAACTCAAGAGCCAGAAGTATTGCCTAACGGTTATAGACCCTTAGCAAGCAATAAAAGATAGGAGTTGAGAGTTTATCTATGAGTAATGTAAATTATGATAGTAATAGCGAATCAAGGTTTAACTTTATGCATGAACTACCATATATACTTATAGATAAATCTCAATTAGTTCCTCTTCCTGGCAATTCTTATCATCTAGAAATTAATAAAAGTACATTAGTAGAAACTGCTGGCTTGGTAACAGAGCAAGAAATTTATACAAATATATTCGCTTATTGTTTTAAAGATGGATCATCTGTACTTCCTTTCGGTGTTATATGCTCCGTAAATGAACAAAAACTGTGCGACGGGAAACTAAGCTTATACTTTAGCTGTATAAGAAAAATTGAATCAATAGAAAAGAAATCTGATAGTAAATGTACTTTTTATATGTCAAAAACAACTCTTAAAAAGGACTCCTATCAATTTGTTAAATTATTTTTAGAGAATGCGCAGAAAAATCCCAATTTAAAAGACGTGATTGACACAAACGGTTCAATATTCTCAGATATTGTAAATGTCAATCGCTGCCTAGATATCATGGAACCTGATAAAGATTTATTAATTAGGTATTTAAGTAGTTCTTCATGGTTCGAAAAGCTATGTGTTGCCGAATATATTCTTTCAGAATACAACTTAAAATTCGAAACAAATACAACGTACAAAAAAGTAATCAAACAAGATTCTCCTGTATCTGAAAAGATACTAATGGAAAAGAAAAGATTGAGCTCTATACCTCAATCATCTGCAGAACATGCAGCGACTCAAGATTACTTGCAAATATTAGAAAGCTTACCATTCGGTAAAGAAAATGAAGAAACTATTAATGTAGAAAATATTAAGAAAGAACTTAATGAATCTCATTATGGTTTGGAAAAAATTAAAGACGAAATACTAGATTTCTATGCCTTAAAGCAATTGACAGGTGTAGAAGCCTCTAGTCCTTTTCTCTTAAGTGGGCCTCCAGGTACTGGTAAAACTACAATAGTTAAAGCTATTGCAAAGGCTACAGGTAGAGACTTTATCTCTATTGCTTTGGGTGGTGTATCTGACGAATCAGAATTTCGTGGACATAGACGCACATATGTAGGCGCTAGACCTGGTAGAATTATTAGCGCACTATCAAAATGTAAATCAATGAATCCTATTATCCTACTAGACGAAATTGATAAAATTTCTACTAACGGAAACAAAGGAGACCCATTTGGTGCTTTGTTGGAAATTCTAGACCCAGAACAAAACAAAGCATTCATTGATAGATTCTTAGAAATTCCTATCGATTTATCTAAATGTACATTCTTTTGTACTGCAAATGATACAAATTATATTCCATTAGCAGTGATGGACAGATTAGATGAAATAAAATTTGTTGATTATACATCTGAACAAAAAACGCACATTATTAAGAATTACATATTCAATAAAATTAAAACCAATTATAATATGTCAAAATACGATATCGAACTAGAGGAAAAGCTAATTAATTTTCTTGCTTGTGAGTATAATTTGCGTAAAATTAATAGAGAGATAGAACGTATTTTTAGAAAAAGTGCCTCTAAAATCCTATCAGGAAAATCCGTTAGCTTAGTAACTATGGATGATTATGATGACATGGATACAGAGGATATACCTATTCAAAAACATAATTCAAATAAAAAGAAAATCGGTTTTTACTTATGAAATTAATATGCTTAGATGTAGATAACTGTGGATATTCCACAATGTCAATAACAGATAATTTAGAATACAATATAGATATAAACCAAAACGTTCAAATGTGCCCTGAATGTAAAGACAGTTTAGCTATGTTAGTAGATGATTTCTTTCATTTTGATACTCTACATCCAGCAGAAAGAAAAAGAATTCAAATTTTAGAATTTGTAAAAGCCTTAGAGGAAAAAATAAAATTGTAATAAAAACTAAAAGGAGAATTAGCTTTGGAATTTGAAAGCTTTAGCCTTGACGAAGCGTATGATGAGAACCATATAAACTCGTATAAAAAAATAGTATCATTATTAAACAAAATAGATGATAAAATTATGAATTATAAATTTATATTATCTGGCGGATTTTTAATTTTTCATATGCTTGAAACACATAACGAAAATCGTAAATACAACGATATAGATTTATTTTTCGAATCAAAAGAAGACTTCAATAAATTAAATTCATATTTATTAGAGTCTTTCGCTAACAAACAAATTGTATACACAGAATACAAAACAAACAATGCAAACACTTATTCCTTTCAAATTGATTCCAAGGATGTCAAGCTTCAATTAATTCAAAGTATTTTTGAATCAAAGGAAAAAACCATAGCTTCCTTTGATTTACAAAATTGTCAAATTGCTTTAGATAATAAAGGCGAACTATGTATGAATAAAGATTTTGAGAATCTTTATTGGCGAAAAGAATTAAGAGTAAACAAGCTTGTAATCAAATATTTAGAGGAACGCGGCCCTGGTTATCTATTTACCTTACTGAATAGATTTAAAAAATATCAATGGAGATATAATTTAATAAATTTAAATGAATCTACCATTAAGATAATAGAACAAATAGAACAAGATTATTCTCAAGAGATAACAAAAGATAAAACTATAACATGTGTGATTACAACATCCGGAGAATCAGAAGAAGAGATTACAAAAAATCTTTTTGAAGAATGGACTAGCTTCTTTATTGCATTCTTTAAAGAATATGTAAAAGAAAGCAACTGGATTATAACTAAAACTCAGCTTTAAATTGTAAAGGAAATCATTATGATTATCTCCATTCCAAACAAAACTACCTGTATGCCAAAGGAAAAATATGAGCTATTAACAAGCCTTAATAGCTATGGTTCACTTAGCAACGAATTCTTAAATGAATTAGAGCAACAAAAGGTTTACAAAATCGATAATGTAAACTCTGTTATCAGTTCAATTGACAGAAGATATGCTCTATCAAAAAACTTATTTAACAATTTGACTTATAAATCAAGACTTAGAAATCAATTGTTTTATCAACAGAATAATGCCTATTTAAATAAATTCTTGACTGTTTTTATAGTTGAAAATTGGCATGACAAAAACCAAACATACTTAATTGAAAATATAGTTGCTAACTCTTGTACCCCATTTAAAAATCCTTTCATTCGTAACTTTAATGAATCTAACTTAATGAGATTGCCTAATCATCTATCAGATCAATATGCTAATTGTAATGGCTTAGAAATTAAAGACATCTATAATATGTGGCGTGCCTCTGATTCCCCAGATGAATTCAATGAAGTGCTTAAGCAATTAGCAAATGAAAATAAAATTAATCCATTTTATATTTATGCTAATGCAAGTGAGGAAACGATTCGTCAATTAATTGACGAATCAAATTCAGTTACAAAATCTAATATGAGATCAGATACAATCAGCACTTCAGATGTAAAGAGTATCATAAATAGTGGGGTGCTTGGTTTAAAATATCTCTCTAATTTTATTTATGCATATTTATTATGTATCACTAAAGATTCGTTATTACTAGATGTAGAAAATGAATTGCTGACTACTAATAATGGAGAGTATAATTTTATAAATTTACTTTTTGATTTTTCTGGAATGAATCAAAATACAATTATGGGTGACCAATTCTCTATTACTTCTATGAACTTTGACGGATTTAAATATAGTCCAATTTCAAGCACAGAAGAAAAACAGTACAAGCTTATTAAAAAATATCATCAATATAAAGTCAGCAATGCAAAGCAAATTGCAACTCAGAATGAACTTCCAGTATTTTCATGCTTTCCAAAAGAGTGGCTAGATTCTATTGGAATTAATTATTTTGAAAATAATATCAAGGTAGAACCCTCTCTACCTATAGGCTTTGTATACACTAAGCTCGACAATTATATGTTTAATGTTACAGAGACATCTACCTTAGGTGATTTTTCATTTGTAGGAGATTATACCTTATCTAAGGTTAAAGCTAAAAATGAAATCGTTAATCTTGTAAACGATAGTCAAAAATCCGTAATTGAAATAGTTGAAAGTGCTTTCAACTTCGAAGTTGAAAAGATTAATTTAAAGGAAGCATTTTTACAAACACTCACATTTACTAATAATAAGATTAAAGCATTAGTGCTTAACAATTTTACTTCTGGTTCTCAACCATTCAATATGGAAGTAAAACAACTAACAAAAAATCAATTGATTCAATCAAACAATGCATTCGTACCAATTGCATTCAAAACAACAAAGATAAATCAATTCACAGGCGAAAAAGAAGAAATTTATTTTGTAAGCTTAGTTAACTTCCAGCCATTAAGTAGCTTTAGAAAATATACAAAATCTCAAAGATATCTCCAATATCTGAATAATTTGATTGAGTATGATTCTATTCAAGACCCATCTATTTATGACCAAATTCTTGTTAAAAGATTTGGAAATACAATTAAATACAATTTAGCAAATCAAGAAGTATACGAAAGCTTTGGAGAGGATTTCGTTATGAAAATAACTGAGCAAGACGTAAAAGAAATGCAGGTTATTGATAATGAAAAACTAGCTTTTTTAAATGGTAGTTTGAATATAGATGAAAAGTTAATTACTAAATTCAAAGCCTTAAAAGATAAACAAGATATAATCTTAGCTAAATACACTGAAGAAGATAAAAGACTTACTGATTTAATTGATTCAAGCATTTTAAATGACAGATATATTGAAGATGATAAAATTCAATTACAATCAATTACAGCTAGATTGAATGAAAGACTTCAACTAAAGGAAACATTTCCTACAAAAATTCAATTACAAGAAAAAGTATCCAGTGACCAAAGAGCTTTATTCGAATCAATCTCTAAAGAAGTACAAAAGCTAAATGAAATTCAAATAGAAGCTAAAAGAGATGCAATTGAAAATAAAAATTATATTCCCGATAGTTTTTTTACTGGGTTAAAAACAAGAGGTATTTACATTCAAGAAATTGAGTATCTGGATCAAAATCAAAATACTTTTAAATTTAACGCTAAGAACTTTAATAAGTTGAGTCTTGATAACATTCAAGATTTCACTCTAAGCTCTTTAAGTTTTATCGTTAACAAACCATTTAAGATTAAAGTAGATGGAGATGCTGCAAATATCATTTACGCAGGACCAATGAAGGTTCAAATAACAAATTCAAGTATCTCTGTTGGTGCTTTAAATTCATCTACTATCTTAGGCTTTCTTGATAATAGAAACGCAATGGTACATCCACATTCATCTCCTATGAATTTGAGTAGCAATTTTGTAGCAACCGAATTCTTTTCATATAGAAGGGGATGCTTAGGCGAATCATCACCATATATTTACAATGCATTTAGCTCTACGTCTCCTTTAAAGAATGTTTTAGTAAATGCATTCATTTGGTTATCTAGTGCAAATAGTTCAGATCATTGGGGCAGAAATTACAAATTCTTCCCAAGATATGGCAGTACATCACTAGTTAACCTAGAAGAGGAAGCAATTAACTTAATTACCATCAATGAATATATTGAATCAGAGGAACCATTATTAAAACCTAAAAAACAATGTGAACATGAATATGAAAATTCTATATGTATTCATTGTGGATTAGAATGTGTTGACCATAATTACGATTACGATGGTATTTGTACTATATGTGGGCATTACAATTCACGTTATGATGATTCAGATGAAGAAGATGAAATCTATGACGAAGAGATAACACCAGAACAAGTAAATACAGCTCCAAATGTATATACACCCTACTCTCCATTAACAAACAATAATAACTAAGGATTAAAGATATGAAATCTGTAAATTCATTTAAAATCTTAACACAATCATCTGTAGAACCTTTTATCTCTATGGATTATGATTTAATGCAACAAATTCAACATATTGTTGAAATCGCACCAAAAGAAGCTCAATGGTTTCATCTAATGGAACAAATTGATTCAGCAGAATTTAGAATCTCAGAGATGTTTATTCCAGAACAAATCTGTAGTTCCGTAGAAGTAGATACTGATAGTCAAATGATGGTACGCTTTTGGAATGAACTAAAAGAAAAATATGGCGTAGTAGAAGCCTCTAATAAGTTAACTGTAATGACTGTTTGGTGTCACAGTCATCACAATATGGCGCCTAGTCCTAGCGCTCAAGATAATACTCAATTCTATCAATTAGTTAAACAACAGAAGGATGCTGGGACTAATAAACCAGTACTTATGTTTATCTTTAATAAACGTAATGAATATTATTCTAGATTATGGGATCCAAAAACTAATTTAGTATATGAAGGCTTAGATATCGTTTATACTCATTACGATATGTCTTGGATTGACGCAGAAGCTAAAAAGAAATTTAAAGAACCACCAATCGTACCTAAGAGTTTTTTAGGTACAACTCCAGCAAATACAAAAGCAACATCTTATTATTGGACGAATCCATTAAAAGATGTACCAGCATATAGCTATACTGGAAAAGCAAATGGCAATCATTTAACTGCAAGCACATCATCAAAAATGGCTATTTCAGATTGTTTTGGAGTGACTTACAATGAATTCAATGTAATCACCCAACCAATGGCAGATGAATTTGCAAGCTATGTTTCAGATGAATTAGAATCTCAAGAAAAATATATTTTGGCTTCGTTATTAAGAAAAGATAAAAACTTTTACAATAAAGCTTTAGAAGCAAAGAATAAGAAAATCGCTCCTAAACCATTCAAAGAAACAATTATCAAAGCTATTACCTCTAATAAAATGACAATTGGATTACTAGAATGCATTTTGACAAATGTATTTGAAATGTATGACCAATTATTAATAGAGGATAAAGAAAGCTTTGATGTCTGGACAACAGATGTTATCGATATGATGGAAGAAACACTAACAGAACCAAAACCTCAATATACCTTGTTCTCTAAATAAAGGATAAAAATGTCTGTATCATTTCTTAGACACAGTGCATTCTTTGGGCCAGAGGATGCAAATCAATATGTATTAAATATCATTGGAGTAGGTGCAACAGGCTCTTGGATTGCTATGCTAGCTGCCAGAATGGGTTGGCACAAGTTTAGAGTATGGGATTTAGATATTGTAGAATCTCACAATTTACCTAATCAAGCATATACCCATGATGATATTGGTAAGAAAAAAGTAATCGCGCTTAAGGAACAACTACTTAGATTCAATCCAGAAATTGAAATTGAAACACATGATTATTTCTTTGAATCAGAAAAGCATAAAGAATTACTAGACGGGCCAGTTATCATTACTGTTGATTCACTATCTGCAAGAAAGGATATTGCAGAAGCAATTAAAGGTAATTGGAATGTCATGCATGCATTTGAAACTCGTATGGGATTTACTCATGCAGAAATCAATTACCTAGATTGTTTAAACATCCAATCAGTAGAAAACTTTCAAAACTTACTTAAAAGCGATTCTGAAGTAACTGAAGCTGCATGTAATGAAAGAATTATCACAACTCTCACTTGCCAAGTTGCAGCAACTGTGGTACATTATTTATGTGCTTTAGTTACCAAAGATAGAAACAAGAACGAAGTACAAATTAGAAACAAAACTATTTTTACAAATACACCCACACTTTCCGTGTTTGGTATGTAGGAGAAACAAATGCAAGAACAAGAGTTCAAATTACAAGATGAATTAACTCAATTGAGTCAAACATTAGCAGCCTTGCAAATTGATGCTCAGAAGTTTGATGATGGTAATGGTGCGGCTGGTAGACGTGCTAGGTCTTACTTAGCAAGTTTAAGAACAAGTATGCAGTCATTGCGTTTCAAGATTCAAGAAGTAAAAAATCAAAGAATTGCACAAAAGAAAACCCAAGTTACTGAATAAGGAAATAAAATGAGAAACATTACATTAGTAATCGTGCCAGGCACAGGCGCAAAACAAATCCAGGTAGAAGACACAATGACCGTAGCAGAGCTTGTTGCTCGTGAATCTCTATTTGGTAGAGACATCATTGTAAATGGTGTTGGAGTACAAGCCACACAATTTAATACTCAAACCTTAGCAGGTGCAATTGAAGTATTTGCTACAGGGAGTGTTAAGGGCAATTAAATGGATTGGTGGAATAAAAATTCTGACGATCCAATTATTAATCTAATAGTAGGTGTTGGATTTATTATCTATGCAATCATTGTAAGCCTATATAATCCGCTATATCTTATTATTTATTGCTTATTAACTATAATTTACTATTTGATTTAAAAGATAAAAAATAAAAAGATTTAATCGATTACCTAATACAAAAGGATAATCTTATGTCTACAACAGTAATTGTTATCAAAGGCAACTCTTCTCAAAGCTTATTAAATAGAATTGCACAAGCTTTAACAGATGAAGATAGAAATGCTCAAACTACAGAAATCAAACAAAATCTAGTAAGAGCTTTTTCAGATGCAACTCAATTAAAAACAGAAGAAAATAAAAAAGAACGCAAAAAGCATGAAATGACTTATAGATTTGATTCAAATCAAGAAAAGCTAGTAAGGGCGTTTATCAATAAGAACCCAAGCTTTACTTTTAATCAAGTCTGTAACTTTTTAAGGAATGCAGGATATGAAAAGGTATATTTCAGAGATTTAAAAATTTGTTTAACAAAGTTTAATGCTACCTGTAGTATCGATTCAATAACCAGAAAGCATACCTGGATTGTAAAAAATGTCAGAAAATAGTTAAATATTTCTGTCATTTTTGACACTTTTTTTCATGTCATTTTTGACATTAATTTTTAACCAAAAAATAACACTTTTAAAGATAATAAGAACAAAAATCTAAAGAATTGTAAGAGTCTAACAAATTTTAGGAGAATTTATATGACTACACGTAATCTTACCCTCGTTGTTGTCCCTGGTACTGGCGCACGTTCTATCTCTGTAGATACTACTATGACCGTTGCTGATCTAGTTTGTCGTGAGAATTTACACGGTAGAGATATCATTATTAACGGTGTTGGTGTCAATCCACAATCCTGGAATACCACAACACTTCAAGATGCAGTAGAAGTATTTGCAACTGGTAGTGTTAAAGGTAATGTTGATAGAACTGTAACTTTAGTAGTAGTTCCAGGTACAGGTGCTAGACAAACAACAATTCCTTCTCAAATGACCGTAGCAGATTTTGTTTGTAGAGAGAATCTCCATGGCCGTGATATTATTATTAACGGTGTAGGTTGCGCACCAACACAATGGAATACTACAACTTTAGATGAAGCTGTTGAGATTTTCGCAACAGGCTCTGTGAAAGGTAATGTTCCACAAACTGGAGTACTTGTTGTAGTTCCTGGAACTGGAGCAAGACAAGTAAGCTTTGATTCAGAATCTACAATTGCTGATTTCGTATGTGCTAATAATCTACATGGTAGAGATATCATTTTAGATGGCGTTGGCGTTAGTCCTACACAATGGAATAGTACTCAATTAGGTCAAGCAAGAGAAATCTTTGCAACCGGCAGTGTGAAGGGTAATGCTACTCGTACTGCAACATTAGTTGTTGTGCCAGGTACTGGTGCAAGACAGGTACAAATTGATACAGAAATGACTGTAGCTGATTTTGTATGTCGTGAGAACTTACATGGACGTGACATTATTCTTAATGGCGTAGGTGTAGCTCCACAGCAATGGAATCAGACAACACTAAATGACACTGTAGAAATCTTTGCTACAGGTTCTGTTAAAGGTAATGGCGCTGAAGGGTTTATTGAAGTGACTTATGGAAATGATGCAAAAACTTGCTTTAAGAGCTTAGTAGATACAGCTATTTACAAGCATGGTCATAATCCTTATAGCGGTACTATTGCTACTGTATCAAGCTTTAAACTTGAAGAAACAGAGTTTCAAAATGAAGAAGCTGCATTGGCTTATGCAGATGATAAAATCGAGGACTTAGAGAAAAGAGAATGCAGAGCAGTAAGCTTTGTAGAAAATAACAAAAGAGGCTTTGTCTTTTATGGTTGGGCTGCCTGTTAATGCTTATTCAAATCGTTGGACTGCCAGGTGTAGGTAAAACAACGCTTATAAATAAATTTAAAAATCAATCAACTGTAGATTTCAAAACACTAGACATTAGAAGCTTTCATGCTCCAAATAGAGAAGAAAAACTAATCAATAGCATCTGTAATAAACAAACAAAATATATTATTGAATCAGCTTGCGGCATTGATATTGAACCTTCTATAGTTATATTAATTAAACAGAAAAAGTTTAATCATAAAAAACAATTGCAAAGTAGAGGTGAAGTTTACAACGAGTATGATCTACAAGCAATTGATGATCAAATTATTCCAGCAAACTACACGGTATACAATTCAAAAGTATTTTGTGAATTACTTAACTATTTACTAAGATAACGGAGTATTTATGCTGGATTCTAAAGAGTACAAGCTAGACGATTATTCAATTGATGAGCTCTATTTCAAAAAACAAGTTCCCATTGAAGAGCTATTTGAATCAAATGTGCCTAATGGTGAATATGTTATTTTTCAATCCGAGGAGGATGAAAAGAAAACTGCCGTCATGTATTCATGTAAAGGTCAATTGAAGCTTATAAATAATAAAAAGATAAGCGCTAGTGGTTTCTATCCTAAAGATATTAACCAAAGTGTTTATATGAATTTATTAAAGGATGAAGATTTCATAATCGTTTGTGCTTTAGGTCCAGCAGGTACAGGAAAGACCACAATAGCTATTGCTCAAGCTGTTGAAGATATGTCTAAATTAAAAAGAAACATAATACTAACAAAATCTACTAACATGGTACAGGGCAAGGATAGTAATGCGTTTGGTCCAGTTCCTGGAGATGTAAAAGAAAAGTATGCACCATATATAGATTCCTTTCAAATAGCTCTAACTAAAATTTTAGGTGGAGATGAAAGTAAATCCTATTTACAATTACTACTAGATAAAGAAAAGATAAAATTCTTACCAATTGAATTTACTAGAGGATGTACCTTTGAAAATTGTACAATCATTCTAGATGAGGCACAAAATTTAACCTGGCATGAATTAAAAACCTTGATGAGTCGAGTAGGTGAAAATAGTAAATTAATTATATGCGGCGACCCACATCAGATTGATGCTAATTTACATTGGAGAGATACTGGTTTATGCACACTGTTAAATTCAGATGCATTCAAAAATTCTTATATATCAGGTAGCATTCATTTGACAAAATGCTACAGAGGTCCTATACCAGAGTTAGTTTATCAGGTCGATAAACAGTTGACAGAAAGAATAATTTGATGAGCTATCCTACATCATTTTCAGTATATAAGAAAAGTGCAGCAGCACAATTTAACCTAATTTTACCACGTCGTAATGAAAAAGGTCGTGTAGAAAAAGAAGGTGCAGTTCTAATTGAAGTAACTAAAGCTTCTGGAGAAAAGCAATATGATTGGTCTAAAAAGATTGTATTTGCTTTTGGAATGAATGACCTTTGTCAGTTCTTTGATAATCCAGAGAATCCTCCTAGGTTAATTCATAAGCTAGATGAAGTTACTAAAAGCTTAGAATTCAAGCAAGGTGAAAATCAATACGCTGGTACTTATATGTTAAGTCTAGCAGATGGAACAAATAAAATCTCTGTACCTTTATCAGGTGGAGAATATGCAGTTGTTTCTAGATTATTTAGCTGCGCAATTCCAAAAATTATCGGATGGGAATAATGTTTGAAGTTAAAAGTAAAGACGGCTCCGTTATTAAAATTGAACCTCAAATGCTATTCACACTTTTTCTAAAGGATGTAAATGAAAACAAACCAGAACTGTTAAATGAAGTAGAAAAATTAGAAAAGCATTTTTTCAACCTATTTGATGAGTCAGCTTTATTCAACTCTCCCTTAATCAAAATCATGAATCTATTTTTTATACTTGGATATCAATATTCAAAGTTTAAGGATAAAAATGAAGCAAAGCTCAATGATTCAGATTCAACAGACACCGGCACAGAAGGCATTTAATTTTTTCTGTGATGGATTATTAGATTTAACAGTAAGAACAATTATTATTTACAACCAAGCAAAACAAGAGGAAAAAAAGTATGTTCAGTTACGAAGTGAAAGTTAGACAAGTAAATGCTGGTAAGATGAAGGGTGTTGCTAGCGTAGTCGTGGATGGTTTAATTGAAGTAGAAGGCTTCAAGATTTATGAAGGCTCTAAAGGGCTATTCGTATCTAACCCATCTCATAAAGGTAAGGGCAAGGACGAGCAAGGTAATGAAATCGAAAAATATTACGATGACGTCAGAGCAGTTGGTGACCAAGGCGAAGAGCTTTTAGAAGAGATTAAACAAGAGATGCTCAAACAATATGCAGGACTCACTAACTCACCTCAAGCTGCAAGACAACAATCTGTAAATACTAGAGGTAATGCAGCAGCTGCAGTTACTGCAAAACAAACTACTACTGTAAAAGCTCAAGAACCTACATCTACACCTCCAAAACCAAAAAAGCCACTTTGGTAAATAAATGATTGAAGAACAGCAAGAAGAAAAAGAACCAATCGTCTCTTTTTCTAACTCAGAAGTAATGGATTCAATTATTGAAGGTGCCGAGCTTTACACTCAAGCAACAGAATCATTTATTAAAGAGTTTATCTTTTATGATAAAACTCTTTACGAATGGGCTTCTGAAATGATGGTAGACATTCCATCTAGTAAAAACTTAGACCCGGATAAATATAGAGAAATTCTTCTGACCCTAGCTAGAAACATACAAATTGCATCAAATTATTTATCTGTTGCAAGTAGTATGGTTGATGCTATTAGCGGAGGCAGTGATGTAAAACGGTCTTCATTGATAAATGAGATTGTAAATAATTATGCTAAAAAAGGCGCTAAAAGACCTGCAGCTACAGTAATTGAACAGATGGCAGATAGCTATCTAAACAATACTGTTTCTGCTAGCATTGCTGCTAAAATAGTAAAAAACTTTTGGAAACAAAGGTTGGATACATTATTAGATATTAGAAAAGTTTTTGAACAGATAGGGATGTCCTTACATGTGGAATTAAAAATAACTTCAACATAAGGATATTAATATGGCAGAAGGAGTTGCATTAGGATTAATTGTATGGATTGGCTATATGTTTTTATGGTCAAACCTACCTGGAACTGTTACGTTGTTTGAATCTAAAATAAATTGGAAAGCACTTCTATTACAAAAAAAATATTTTGTTTGGTTAGAGCTAATCTTACTAGTGCTTAACATTATTAATATTACTGGCATCACTCAATCTATTGCAGGTGCTTTTGCAAGCGGGATTTGCAGTATGATGATTAACATTAGTTATAGAATCTATACTGCAATGAGCCCTCAAAATACAAATTGAAAGAAAAAAAAGAAAAAGATAGAATTGCAAAACTCACTTTTGAGTTTAGACATCAAGGATTAAAATGACTTATCAATATTCAGAACATGCAATTAGTTTATTAAAAAATTTCTACATGTTAAATGACGAGACAAAACCAGAGGAAGCGTTAAAAAGAGCTGCATATGCATATTCTGCGGGAGACAATGAATTAGCAGAGCGTATATTTCAATACGCTCTTGATGGTTGGTTTATGTTTTCAAGTCCAATATTAAGTAATGCAAGACTGGATAATTCTAAAACAGGATTACCTATTAGCTGTTTTTTAACTTATGTACCTGATACTGTTGAAGGCTTAATCGAGCATTCAACTGAATTAAGATGGATGAGCGTAATGGGTGGCGGAGTAGGCGGACATTGGTCTGACGTTAGGTCTGTATCTAATAAAGCTCCTGGTCCAATTCCATTTATTAAAACTGTAGACAGTGACATGCAAGCCTGGAAGCAAGGAGTCACTAGAAAGGGTAGCTATGCTGCTTACATTGACGTTAGTCATCCTGATATTATTGAATTTATTAATATTAGGGTGCCTACTGGTGGTGATACGAATAGAAAGTGCTTTACTATTAATAATGCTGTCTGTCTTACGGACAAATTCATGAATGCAGTTGCCGATGGCTTAGACTGGCAATTAATAGATCCTGCATCAAATGAAGTGAAGGAAACTATGCCAGCTAGAGAGCTTTGGCAAAGAATCCTTGAAGTTAGATTTAGAACTGGAGAACCATATTTCTTCTTTACAGACACTGCTAACAAGCATTTACCACAATCACTCAAAGAAAAAGGTCTTAAAATTCATGGTTCAAATTTGTGTAATGAGATTTTTCTTTGCACAGATGAAAATAGATCTGCTGTATGCTGTTTATCATCGTTAAATCTTGAGTATTTTGACGAATGGAAAAATACAACAATTGTTGAGGACTGCATTACCTTCTTAGATAATGTACTACAATACTTTATCGAGAACGCACCAAAGCAATTACACAGAGCTATTTACTCTGCAATTCAAGAACGCTCACTAGGACTAGGAGCAATGGGTTTCCATTCGTTACTTCAAAGAAATAATATAGCCTGGGAATCTCCTATGGCTAAAGGTTTAAATAGAAGAGTGTTTAAGCTAATTCAAGAGCGCGCAATTAAACAAACAGAATTGTTAGCTGCTGAACGTGGGGAATACTTAGATGGTATTGGATATGGTAGAAGGAATAGTCATCTACTTGCAATAGCACCTAATGCTAATAGTAGTATTATCTTAGATACATCTCCTAGTATTGAACCTTGGAAATCAAATGCCTTTACACACCGTACTAGAGCAGGTAGCTTCTTACAAAAAAACAAATATCTAGATGGACTTCTTTTAAAGGTATTCGCAAATGACGAAACAAAATATAACGAAGCATGGCAATCAATTGTTTTGAATCAAGGCTCTGTACAACACTTAGATTGTTTAAACGAATACCAAAAGGGAGTATTTAAAACAGCGTTTGAAATTAATCAAGCTTGGTTAATTGAACATGCTGCGGATAGACAAGAATTTATCTGTCAAGGACAATCCTTAAATCTTTTCTTTCCAGCTGGAAGTGATAAAGCGTATGTTAATTACGTACATATTTTAGCTTGGAAAAAAGGATTAAAAGGATTATATTACCTTCGAACAAATTCTGGTGCTAAATTAGAAAAGATTTCTGAAAAAATCGAACGAAAAGCACTTAAGGATTATGACGAATGTGTTTCTTGCCAAGGATAATCAAATGAAAATAATTTCTGACGTATATATTGTTTCTGCGCTACATTTATTTACTTTAAATAAAGATGAATATTTAAAGCTTGAAGATAAATTAGATGTAACAAAAGCTGATTTAAATAAACCTGTATTCATTAAAAGCTCAGGTAAAATTATTGAAGGCTGGGAAACATTAAAATACGTTTTAGATTCAAATTCTTTTATAAACCTCTATTACCAAGTAATAGAATAAAGGACAAAATGAGTAACTCTTATTATACTAGTAATGAAAATAGAATCATAGATATGATGTTTGAAAGAGCTTTAAAAAAAGATCATCCAAGATATCAAACTCAACAAGATTTTATTGAATTTGCTCAGGTTTACCCAGAAGTGAACCTGCATATGTCAGATTTGTATAATAATGGCGGTTGCGTTTCATTTCATTTTGCAAATGATGAATTCATTATTGTATGTGATGTAGACGCTATGGAAATTGAATCTAGTATTTTAGTAGATTATGAGGGTGCTTCGTTTAATGTAATTGAAACTATTCCATTTAATTGGGAATCATTAAAGCTTAGATTAAATGATATGATTTCAATTGCACCTTGGACTGAAAGCTTTAAAAATTGCAAGAGTGTAGATGAAGCTAGACAAAAAGCAACAGACTATTTAAAAGACAAATGGAAAACAAAATGAGTTTATTAGAGCCTAATAAAGCATACAAACCTTTTTCATATCCATGGGCTATGGAATTAGCAGAGGAACATGAAAAAATGCATTGGGGAACCTGGGAAGCTAAATTACAGGATGATGTTAATCAATGGAAAAACTCAGGATTGCTGCCTGAGGAAAAAGCTCATATTACACAAATTCTAAGAATTTTTACTCAAAGTGATTGTGTAGTTGCAAGTAATTATATTGACCAATTCTTACCTGTATTTAAAAACAATGAAATTAGAAATATGCTTCTTTCATTTGCCAATAGAGAAGGTACTCATCAAAGAGCTTATGCTTTATTGAATGATACTCTTGGTTTAGCAGAACAAGAATATTCAGCGTTCCTGCAATATGATCAAATGCGCAATAAATTAGACTTTATGCAATCTCAAAACATTGAAAACATGAGAGGCGCTAATAGAAAAACAGCAGTATTATTAGCTCAATCAGTTTGTAATGAAGGCATGAGTTTATTCTCTGCATTTGTAATGCTTTTAAATTATCAACGTTTTGGTAAGATGAAAGGTATGTGTGAAATTGTTGAGTGGTCTATTCGTGATGAAACTAGTCACGTAAATGCAATGACTAAATTATTTTCTACCTTCTGTGAGGAACATCCAGATGTTGTAAATAATGATTTAAAGGCGCATATTTATACTAATTATACCAAAGCAGTTGAACTCGAAGATGCTTTGATTGACTTAGTATACCAAGACAAAGATTCGATCTGTGAGCTATCAAAAAAAGATATCAAAACCTATGTAAGATATTTAGCTGATAGACGCTTATTACAATTAGGTTTAAAGCCACAATTTAAACAAAAAGACAACCCTTTACCATGGTTAGATTGGATTGTAAGTGGAGACTCCTTTAAGAATTTCTTTGAAGGAGTAGTTACTGATTACAATGCATCTGGTATGACTGGCGACTGGGGTTGGGAGTAAAATTATGTTAACTGAAGAACAAATACTCGAAAAAACATCAAGTATTCTCCAGACAGAGCTTTTATGTCGCGCACCAAAAGAACTGATTGACGCTTTAGAAGGCACAAAGCTTTTTTCAGAGTTATATACAGTAGTAGATGAAACAGCAGATTTAGAAGAAGATTCACGAGACAAAACCTTTAAAGAACCATTAGAATTTTATCTTGTTTCTAATTGGCTTGGAAACAAACTGCTAAACTTAAATCAACCGGTAATTAAACTATCTACTGCA